GCGTAGGCGTCGCGGTTTCAGTTGGCGTAGGCGTCGCGGTTTCAGTTGGCGTAGGCGTCGCGGTTTCAGTTGGCGTAGGCGTCGCGGTTTCAGTTGGCGTAGGCGTCGCGGTTTCAGTTGGCGTAGGCGTCGCGGTTTCAGTTGGCGTAGGCGTCGCGGTTTCAGTTGGCGTAGGGGTAATGGTTGATGTAGGCGTAGGAGTAGCTTGCGCTATAAAAAAGCTAATAGAATTATTGCACTTACCAAGAGAAGTTATAGTAATGCTTGTAGCGCAATCGCTTACCGAAACAACTTTTCCATTTAGTAATTCAGCTTTCGAAAGTATTGCCGGATTAGCCAATCCCACATCAGCAGTAATAGAAAAATCTGGACCAAGCCCTTCACCCATTCCAGCATTCAATGTTAATAAAATATCCATTATATTATTTGAGTATATACACAGTTTTTCTTAGATTCGAGATAAAGAAAAAATAGATTCAATAGAGCAAAAAGAATTTCCAACACCTGTAGCAGACCCGCCATTAAACTCGCAATCACAAAAATCTATTCTTGTTACATCACCAGCCACAGAAAGAGTGCCCCTTAAATAGGTTGTCATTTTTTTTTGATTTAATATTTGTAAATCATAATCATAAACCCCAGGAGGCATCCCCATTTTACACCCAATTTTTTCTTTTAAAATTATAGTATAATCATCCGGAGTCTGCACAGAATTATCAAGAGTGGACCAGCTTAAAACTATTGCGCAATTTTTTTTATTTTTTACATGTAGATTTATTTCAGTTCCGGCAACACTTAAATAACCTCCAGAAGAGTCTTTTATTTTTAAAGAAATTGGACCGTAAGCATCGCCTCTATAAGCATCTGGTAAATTATAAATAGCTGGAATCATAATTAATCAAAAAAATATAACTATATAAATTAGTTTACACGTTTAGTGATAATAAATATCACTAAAAAAAAAGATTATTTAATAAAAAAGAAAGCCCCGAACGAGTCGGGGCTTTCTTTAATTTTACTTGTTTATTTTTATTAAACAATAATGCCAGCAACAGCTTTAGCATCAAGGGCGACGCGACCCTCTTCCAAGCCGCCATAAAAACCAACCTTGCCAGAGCGAGCCAAAAATTGGTCATCTGGACGAAGATTAAAGCTTCCACCTGTTTCAGCATTAACAGCTAATGTGCGAATAAATGATCTACGTGAACGATCGATACCAATGAGGATTTCATCATCAGCAGCAAACGCAGAGCCTAGAGTATTCACATCCTCACCTGGTTTAGCAAATTTCTTTGTTCCAGCGATTTGATCGAAAAGAACATTGTATTTGCCGCCAACGCCAAGCTCAAGAAGCTCATGAAGCGTAACTCCCCAAATATCAGTCATACCAGCGGCATTGAAAATGCGCTCGCGGACAGAATCGGTAAGAGGAACGCCAGTAGTTGCACCAACTGGACCTAATTTTGTATTAACTGGATTATAAGCAAATCCACGAATTTGCTCCATAATCTCAGGAGAAACATAGAGATCTGTTAAACCTCTTCCTTCGTTACCAACTGGAGTAGTGCCATTATAAGCGGCATTCAATCTCTTGAGAAGAGTAATTGCCTTGTTGATATCTTCAACCTGGAAAACGTTTGCAGCTTGAGCCCTAAAAACATGATTAACGTTTTTTGTTTGAGCATCAGCAAGCATTTTAAGAACAACATACCAAGCGTTTCTTTCTTGCTTGATAAGCACATCATTAGAAAGTCTTTCAAGACCTCTAGCCACAACGTCTAAACGACATTTGCGAACATAACGCTTATCAAAGCTAATAGCAGAATCAAGAGGATAGGTAGAAACCTTGATCTCTTGGAAGCTACCAATCTGTTGAGTAGGAAGACCACCGGCAACCGTTTGCTGCCAAACAGCAAAAGTACCCTCAGGCTCGCCATAATAAAGATCAACGGGAATAGATGGAGAATCATCCTCATCATAGCTCATGTCTTCATAAATAGCGGCAGCGGTACCTGCCTGTAAAAGAACCTCCTGAATAACTGGAGCAATAAAAGCAGCAAAAGCGTCCTGAGCCTCAAGAGCCTGAACCTTATTACTTGAACCCATAGCTTTCACAAGTTCAACTTGCTCTGGTGTTTTTTCAAATTTAATTTTCATATTTTTATTTTATTTTCTAAATTTTATTTTTTTATTTAGCGTTGTATTAAAGCTTAATGTCAATTAAAACAAAGTTGTTTGCGTCTTTTGGACCAAGCGCTTTAGCAACCATTAAAGTTGGATCATTTGTAGTAATAAGCTCGCCATTGGTATTAATACCAAGTCCGCTTCCAAACGCTGGTGTTCCAGCAACTCCGCTATAAAGGAATAATCCGCGCTTAACAACGGGGACAGCTTCACCGCTAATGATAACATCGCGCTCAGCAGCCTTACGTGGTTCAAACTTTAATGGGTATCCATTTTCATCAACCGATCTAACATCCTTAAGCATCATTCCAAGAACCTTAGCTGGAACAGTTCCAGAAGGAGCGGCGGTAACTTTATTTAAGACGTTAAATCTAGCGGAGACAGTCCCATCAATAAAACTGTCATTTCCAAAAGCAGCTTCAGCAGAAAGATCAAATCCACTACCAGCAGCGGTAACGAAAGTTCCTTTATTTGCTAAGCCACCGTCAAAAGCAAAAAGGTTAACAACCTCATGCTCATCATAATCTCTAAAAGGTCTAATTGTAGCCATATTTTTTATTTATTTGTTAATTTGTTTATTTATTTGTTTATTATTTATTTTCTACTTTGATAGTGTTGCTATTGAAAGCTTTGGCAAATTTTTGCCTAAGGCTATCTTCAGCAATCGCTCCATTTGGAAGAGCAACCTCTTCAGCCTGCGCCTTTTCAAGCACGACCGCAGCTTCTTGCTCTTTTTCTTCCTGCTCTGAAGCAATCACTTCAGCAGATTCTTTTGTTTCAATAGAGGAGGCTTTACTTTCTTCTTTTTCTTTCATCTTTTCTTCAGCCTCTTTTTTCTCCATCATCATTTTTTTGTTTTTAGCTTTAGCAAAAACATTGAAAGCCTTATACCATTTGTCAAAAGCTTCCTGATCTAAATTTTTAATTTGTTCACCAATTATCTGACGCTCTTCGTCATCTAAAGAAAAATCCTCGTCTAATCCAGACATTCTATTTTGGAAAACTTCTTCGGCTTCACGAGCTTCTGCCTCTAGCTTAATTTTTTCAAGCTCGGCTTTTAATTGTTCACCGGTTTGTTTCAACTCTTCTAATTGAGCTTCAAGTTCAGCCTTTGTTTTTTCCGCTTCGGCAATAACGCTGTCTTTAGCAGCTTGCTCCTCGGTAAATTTTTCGCTAGCCTTTTTAATTTCCTCTTCAAATAAAGCGCGAATATCAGTAGCGCATATCTGTTTTAAAGAATCGTCATTTAAATCTTGAATAGATTTTATAAGCATTTTTTTATTTTCCTTTTTTGTTTTTTCTTTTTCAACATTAGCAGCAGCTAAATCATCCGCGTCTAATTTATTTGAAATTATATTTGTTTCTACAAGTTTTTCATCTAATTGGGAACTTTTTATAGATAAGTCACTCACGTCAGACTCCTCTTTTTCCTCAACTTCATTTTCTTCTTTTGATTCTAAATCATTAGATCCAAAAACCTTAACGCCTTTAACGTCGGCTGCTGGATTATTTGTAAAACCTATTCCAAGAGGCAAAACCTCACCTATTAAATTAATAAATAAAGGCTCGCCATCATCATCAAAACCCTTGCCGCCAAAATGCATTAACTTATCTTTCATTTCTGCTACTTCAGCCTCATCAGAAAGAATCGAGGCTTCAGAAAGATTTAATGACCCCTTAGCTATATTGAAATTTCTAAATCCCATTTCCCAGCTAGTAGAAATACTAAGATAAGATTCGGAAGACGGATCCGAGGAAGCTTCAAGCTTATCGGCAAATTCTTCATTTACAATTCTCCAAACAAAACCGCTCAAGACAACATTGAATGGATCTTTTTTATCCTTAACCTCATCCAAAGTTAAAGGCTTATCCGTTCCATATTCGCTAAAGCCAAAGCCAGTTATCAAGCCGGCAACATTTTTTCTCTTATGCTCTATATTCATCGGCTTGAATTTAAAATTCTCAACGGAAGATAAAGCTACATCTGTAGAAATTACTTGCCCATTTTTATTTGCTCTGTTAACAACAAAAGCATTAAATGCAACCCCAATTAAATCATAATTTTTTTCTAAATCAATTGAAGAATCCAGAAAAGGTTTTAAAGAATCAATTCCAGCTTTAGCAATATTTATATCAGTTTCTTGCGGCAAGAAAACTCTTATAGGGTCAGATGCAAAAATAGTTTGAAATGGAAAATTTATTTTTTCTGAAGGTCTATACTCTTCTGCTACCAAATCTTTTACCCAGATATAAGAATTTTCAAATTTTGGCATGATATAAATAATAATTTATTTTTATTGTATTTTAAATTTACACAATTATATAAAAAATGTCACAATAATTTTATATATTACTACAAGATTCAACTAATAAAGCTTCCGACTCTCTTCTTTCTATTAATCCATCAAGATTTTTACCTCTCCAGATCCTTTTCATTTGCCTTATTTCATGAGCTATTTTTTTATAGTCTTTCTTTGGAATCAAGACTCTTATGTTTCTCATTTCTAATCTTTTTTCTCCAACCAAGCTTGTCCCTCTATTAAAAACTAGGGATACAATAGCCCCATATGCATCTGGACATAAATCAGACAACCCAGGAAACGTTTTTTCTGCTAATTTTGTAAATTTTGTCCAAGTTAAATTCTCAAAAATCTCTTTAGCTTTTTCCCATTGAATAGTTATTCCGGCAGCTCTAAGCTTCTTAGTATACTCTCTGCCTCTTTCGGAACTTTTTCCAGAAGCACTTTTGATTAATTCTATTTCTTCTTTTTTAAGAAAGCTAAATATATTAGATAATTCGTCCTCAGAGTAATAAGCGCAATCTATTCCTATTCCAATTGTCGGACCAGAAGCTCCTCCAGGCCATGTGAACTTAGATAAATATTTTTCATAATAATCTCTACCACCGCCCACTTCATACTTTAATAATAAATCAAGCGCTTTTTTAGATGGCTTATCTGAGTTCATAATCATCTTCTTTTATATTTGTTTCAATAACTGTTACGTTATTTATATTTTCGTTAACACTTTCTATCGTTGACGCTGAACTACTTCCATATTTTAAATCTACAACGGCTTGAGCGCCAACATAAGAAGCTATTATGATAGCTAATATCTCAATTGTTTTAGAAAAAATAGTAACAAATCCAGCAACGAATTCTGGATTTTTTGGAATAAAAAACATTATTCCAAGACTTGCAAAATAAAAAAAAGCAAGTATAAGAACCGAAGTAAAAACAATATAAAATTTACTAGAAGCCATATGATTTATGGCTTTCATTCTTTCTACATCTTGAATTGGAGTATTTGGTGGAACTAAGTTTCCACTCAAATACGAAACTAGAGAAATTGCCGTATTTTTAATTGCCTCGATCATATGTAAATCTATTTCTTTTCAATAGAAACTATCGCGACGTATCCAGACAACAATTTAGCTTCACTTTCTAATTCCTTATAAAGCTCATCAGACAGCCTTCCGTCTGTATCATTAAAATCAACCCCAAGAATAGCAATAAAATCCCCCTCAAGGCAAATAATTGGAAACATATAAGATCTATGAATGCCCCTATGTAACCAAAAATCTTTAAAAGCATTCTCATGAGTTTCGTCCGTTTCTATAATCACACCAGACTGGCTTTCATTCATTTCTGTTAGCACCTTGCTAAAAAAAGATATTGGTAAATTTTGTAGCTTCATTAAATCAGTAGAAACACCAGGCTTAGTAGCCTCAAATGTCGCGGAAAGCTTTTTCATGCTTTTGTTACCTGGATAAAAATTACCACCATTATGAAACTGAGCTATCCAAACTCTATCTAAGTCATACTTGCTCTGCAAAATATTTAGAGTAGAATTAATTTTTTGCTGCATTTCAATTGTTATATTAAAATCATTGCGCCTTTTATTTCTATCCTTTTCTTTTCTTAAAGCCAAAAGATGCTTAGCGTAAAGCAGAGCAATTGGTCCAACTATTCCAGTTAAAAAAGCAGCTATTACAGTTAAAAATTCAGAATGAAAAAAAAGAGAAGAACCGACCATATAAACCCATTATTAATATATTTTTATTTTATATTAAATACATCTCTTAATTAAAAAAGAGACCCTATAATTAGTCCAGAAATAAAACCAAGAATAAAAATAAATTTAGCCGGATTCTCCATTTGCCAGTTATTAAATTTTTGTATTAATTTTTCTAATGTTTTCATAACTTAAAGTATCCCCTTTATTCTTAGATAAGTGGCTCCGCCAATTATTAATAAAAGTATAATTATAATAATATTTCTCTGCAAAATTGCTAAATCTTTTTCGACTAACTTTTTTTGCATTACATTTAGATCTTTGATCATTTTTTCATTATACTCCATTTGCCTAATAAGCTCTTCGTCAACCTGAGACCTAGCCGCATTTAAATTCTCAAAATCTTTTCTTATCTGCTCATAAGTTTCTTTGTCTTTCAGCAGGTCTTCATATTCTTTTGAGCTAACTACAACAACAGTATCTGCTTTATATTTTTCAGGAATAATTAATACTCGCTGCTTATCAATATAAGTAGGAGAATGCTTACTCTGCGAAGTGATTACATCTATAGTTTTTTTATAAACCGGAGGAATATCGATTCTCTTTTTAGGAGGTTTAACAAGCCTCGTAGTTTCTGTAGAGTACTTATCGGCTAAATCTATTCTAGCCTGCTCTAAAGAATCCTTAGTAGCATAAACAGTACGAGAAAGAGCCTCTGACTGTTTTTCTGTATATACAGTACAAGAAGAAGCAACCAAGCAGCAAACAATTAATAAAAAAAACTTCATATTTATATATATTTATACACTCAAAATAACAACATCCCACTTACCATAAATATCTAACTTTTATTAATATATTAATTTATTTAAAATAATAAAGTTTATTCTATTATAGAACCAGATACGCAAATTAGGTTTAGTCTCTTGATTTCTATTTCGCATTCTTCTTTCGTTCCAACAAAAATAGTATCTTGAGTTGCAATTGATTGGTCTGTTTGCTCATAAAATATAATCGTTTTATCTTTATAAACCAATTTCCAATTTCCTACAGAATTATCGTATGACCAGCTATTTTCATTATGTTGAATTATCATGGTACTGTTACTGAAAGAGTTGAGGTTGATGAAGTATAAGTTGCCGTTGTTCCAGTAGGAACACCAACCAAAGTTACAGTCGGATATGAATTTGTTGTTGAACCCTGGAAGAATCTAAAGGTTGTGGTTCCAGACGGAGGAGAAACATTAAAAGAAACAGAAAGCCCAGTCGTAAATGTTGCAGTTGCCGTTGATGCTCCGGCTGTTTTTATAGCGCGAAGTGTCCCAGCAGTAATCGTTGTTGATCCCGTGTAGTTTAGAGTTCCGTTTAGGCGAAGTTGTCCAGTTGATGTTTTGTTTAAACTTCCACTTCCATCAATATTTCCAGAAAGAGTCAGTATTGTTGTTGCTGCATTCACCCGATATTGCAATACAACTCCACTATTTAATTGAAAATTATTTGGAATCGTTACGCTATTACCAGTGATAATTTGACATGCTGTTCCAGAGCAAGTAACCAAGCCGGTTCCGAACACATTACCTGACGCAAATGTTATCGTTGCCCCCGCCACGCTTGAACTATAACTTGTTCCGCCAGAATAAGTATTATTGCCGCCAAGCGTTACTGCTAATGATCCGCTTTTTGCTAATGATCCCGATCCGCTAATTACTCCGTTAAGAGTTGATGCTCCTGTTAGTGTAAGTGATCCAGCATTTATTTGAGTTGGGCCGCTGTAATCGCAGTTTCCAGAAAGAGTGAGTCCTCCAATTCCGTTTTTTACTAATCCAATTGTTCCGGAAATTGCAGAAGCAACTGTCGTGGCAGCGTAACACATAAATTGACGAAATGAAGAATTAGAAGATGCAATCGCTCTAACCTGCGTATTCTGAACTTTTGCCGACGTCGAGTCTATTAATTTCATTAAATAATGATATAAAGAGTATTCGCCTGTGGAACTATCGCATCATAACCAGTTTGAGCAATCTGAATAATATTTGAAATAGAAGCTGCTCCGGCTATTGAAGTTGAATTACTTGTAATAAATCCACTAGGATTACTAGATAGATAATAATTACCTGATGACTGCTTATCATTAAGAGAGGTTTGTAATCCACTAATATCAGAAATTTCCAAAAATTTACCGGACCACAAATTATTATTTTTAAATAAAAATTGACCAGATTGAGATGTTGTAGTATTGAGATCGTGCAATTCATCTAATTCGTATCCATTTTGCACCTTTACAAAAACTTCTCCATTATTTTGAGCCCTAGTTACGACGCCTAAATAAACCATATGATTTGGAGCATGAGGCTTATTAGCTAAACCATACAATAAACTACCAGTTGGTCCAAGCCAAATAGGGTCACCAGCACTAGCAACGCTTACATCGAAATTTTCTAATAAGCCATCTGTAATTACAGTTCCAAAAGCATTATTATCTAAACTATCTTGAACAACTAAACCTAATGTTTTTGAAGATGATTGCTCAGAAACATTAGATGCTAATTTAACTAAAATATTTCCGCCTTCAGCTCCAGCAATATATACGGGTTGACCTTTGTAAATAGTTGATCCGTTATAATTTTTAACATTTACTTGAGCCGAGTATACAACGCCGCTAATAATCGTATTATTTTGTACTTCACCTTGAAGCAGAACGCCAGTTCCGTTAACAGTTGGTCTTTCGCTAAACAAGGCGGAACCAGAAACGTCTAACGCGCCTTGAGGACTTTCGTTATTTATACCTACAGCGCCAGATTTAACGTAAAGAGTCGAGATATTACCGGTTCCAGCTTCAAGTCCTTCTAAAAACGTTTTTTTACCAGATATGGCTTGATCGCCAGTCGTATAAACAACGTTTTCAATACCGGTAATGAAACCGCTTGGATTATTGTTTGGATATAAATTAGAAATATCAACCTGCGGGATATTAGGAATATCTCGTCCGTCAATATTTAAGCGATATCCAGGACCCAAATCTGTCCAATATAATGTATTTGTTACAGGAAGACTTTCATTGTCATAATTAGCTTTATAAACTTTTCCGTTAAAATAAACTAAATCTCCAGCCAAATAACGCGTTCCATCAGCTAAAGTATGATTTATTGTCCACTCTACAGCTGAATTAAATATATCTGAATTTTCTGCGTAATTCGAAAGATCAACTCCTGTAATAAAGCCGCTTGGATTATTATTAGGATAAAAATTTGACGTATCAATATCTCCGGTTAATAATACGCCAGTTCCGTTAACAGTTGGTCTTTCGCTAAACAAGGCGGAACCAGAAACGTCTAACGCATATGAATTTTGAGATATTAATTTTATTCCAGACTTAAAAGTTTTTCTTCCATTTACTATTTGATTTGTATCAATATCAACAAAAAACCCCCTTAGATTTGAAGCTAATCCAGATGAAGAATAAGTATCTAAATTGAAATCGGTAGTATAAAAATTTATTTCTGAAGAACTATAGTCAATGGCAGAATTAGAAAATGCCACATTTGCGCTAAAAGTTTTTGGTCCAGTAATAGTTTGAGATCCGTTTATGGTCACAACCTCACCTAACATTGCTAGCCCAGATTGGTTACTTTGTATTTGCGAACCAGATAAAATAGGTCTATGGAAAAATGTTTTTACTCCTGATATATTTTGATTACCCGTTTGAAAAACTATATTTTTAAAATCGCCAGAACCCACAGCTCCGGATACGTTGTAAACATCTATTTTTTTATTAACCCAAGTATTATTTTCATTAAAAAATAAAACATCACCACTTGACGGCAAGTTGATACTTACATCATGAAGTAAATCTAAATGCGTTCCAGTATTTAAATTTATATATATTGCTCCATCTACAGCGTCTTTTTTAATACAAAAACCTATAAAAATAGCATGGTTTGGAGCTGTTGGAACTATATTCGTTATAGCTCCATCAATAACAGAAGAAAGATATAATTTGTCACCAACGTTAAAATCATTAGTATTAAATCCGTCCAAAATTCCATTTACTACTATTGAGCCGTATTCCCCATTTAAGATATTATCTAATGCTACGCCAATAACATCTGAATCATGAATCGAACTTGAAACAGCTTTTTCTACAATTGGATAAGACCCGTCTCCGCCAACAAAAGATACTATACTACCTCTATTTATAGTAGAACCAGATCCATTATAAACTGTTTGAAGCAAGTATTCTGTACTTTGAATTGATGGCAAATCTTGCCAAATAGTATCATAATTAGTATTAGTTTTTTTTACTAAAAATTGACCTATTGATCCACCAGCTGGCACTCCAATACTTGGATCCACCCAAGCAGTATCATAATTACTATTAGTAGATTTAGCTAAGACTTGACCCTGCGACCCACCAGCTGGAACGCCCAATCCACCTGTAGGAAGTATCTCAGTAGGCTGACGCTCAATTTTAACTATTGAAGCATCATTAATCATATTTTAATTTTGTGCGGTAAATCCGCACCAAAACTTTCCATTTCCGCTTGAAATTGCTCTAACTTCAGTTACTGGAGTTGTTAGATAAGCAGGAAGAGCGTATCCCGTATTTAATCCGGAAAAAGAATAAAAATCAACCCATCCATTTTCAAAAAATGGACTTTTATATTGAAGGAAAACGCTTCCACTTCCGCTTGCGTAAGCGGTAAATGCCGCGTCTCTGGATCTAGCCATATTAACTGCTTCACCCGTAAATGGCGCTTGTTGACCGGTTAGCAATAGTTTTGTTTGTATAAAAAAATGATTCATATATTTATATGGGTTACACTTTATTAAGATAAAATTCCGCTTTTTAATCTATTTAAAGTTCTTCTAGTTAGAGCCATTTCCATGAATTGGCACTCATCAGGTCTAATAGACCAAATTTCTCCAGAGGGGACTATTTTTCCGTCTACATCGAGATGTTCTTCCCACTTATCATAACAAAGCATACCTATTTCAAACGCATCTAATCCACGGACTTGAAACTTCTGATGAATATCTTGAGCTATGTGTCCAATGTGCCATCTGGCTCCAGATAAACCTTTTTGAGCAACGGCATCTTTGAATTTATATCTTACATAATTTACTTCTTCCCATGCATCTAACCAGGAATCTGGTATTTCAGAGATTTCTGTTTTTATATTTTCATCGGAAGTGCTAATGATATTTGTTCCAGCAAATAACTGAGTCCATCTTTTAGTAGTTTGACCAAGCGCTCTCGTATTATCAGAGTTCGGAGCAAAAAATGTATTGGTAAATTGATAAGCTGTTGTTCCAGCAGGAAACTGAAGATTAATATTATCAGTAGCAGCAAATGCTCCAATCGATAAATTTGCAGAAGAAGTTGCGTTTAATAAATTTCCAGAAAATCCTCCTACAAAACTAGAAGCAGAAATTGAATTATTTGATGGATTAACAGTTATTCCATTAGTCATCAAATCTTTATATCCGGCAGTATTATTAGAAGTAAATAATAAGTAACGATTAGCATTAGCAGTATCTTGCGTTCCATATCCAGACACTACTATATCAGCAGAGCCATCGAACGTTAATCCGTTAATTTTTGCAATAGGATTTTTACCAGAAAGCCTATTAGCAAAGCTTGCTAATCCATTAAAATTATCACATTTTAAAGTTTTATTAATAGGATTATAACTTAAACCCGAATTCTGCTGAAGAAATTTTGAGCCCGACCCAGTTTGCTCTACAAAAGTAATATATCTTTCAATACTACTATTTCCTAAATTGACATATATTGGATTCACAGCCCCACTTACTAAAACCCCAGTTCCCTTAACATTTAATCCAGATGTAAAATTTTTGACCCCACCAATTGCTTGGTTTGCATTTGTATTTACAAGCAAAGCCCCTAAATTGCTTACGAGACTATTTGCAGAATTACTATCAAGAGAAAAATTAGTCTCTATAAACTCAACGTCGCAAAATTGATATGTATTATAATTTGTATCAAAAAACGTATCTCCAGCGAAAGTTTTTTGCGAAGGTATAGATTGATTTGTAGATAAAGTTACAACTTCCTCCAATTTCGCCAAGCCTTTTCCACTTAACTCTGGTCTAGAAAAAAAATTTTTTACTCCTGATATATTTTGATTACCAGTTTGATAAACAAATTGATTTGTTACCAAATCGCTATATTTAAAAGATGATCCAGATAAAGAATTAAGTTGTCCAGTTGAAGCAAAGTATCCCGAACCATATTGACCAACAAGACCAGAAAAATCTGCATCTATTTGTTTTAATTTTACTTTATTAATACCCATAAAATTATTTTTTACTATGGTATAAAATACTTGCGGATCTTATATCTATACCATGATTTGAAGCAAGTTCATCTATTTGGCTATAGATTTCTGGATTTGATCTTGACATATCCTGTATATATAAATCAAAAGTTTTATTCCAGTTTTCTAATTTTTCATTCTGAGCAATTAAAATCGCAATATCAGAAACGATCTCAGTTTGTTGTTTATTTAATTTTTTTATTTTAAATTTAGCCTTAAGAACTGTTTCTATATTTTTTTCAAGAGATGTTATAGACGCCAAAACTGTCTTCATTTTTTCGCAACTAAATGTTTCTATATTATCTGACTCAACTGACGCCGATGCTTGCTTGCGTGTTACGAGCTGCTTTCCTCCGCTTCCTGTCGGTCTACCAGAATTTCCGGCTGGATTTTTATTTCCTACTGTTCCAGCTGGTGAGTTAGGATCCTTAGCTCCACCTATCAATGGCTGGTAATAACCTTTTTCTTTTAATACTTTATATTTTTTTTGAGACTCAATACTTTCTTCAGACGTTGGAAGTCTACCGCTTTGAAATACGTCAAATCCCTCCTCTGGAGTTAAAACTCCAAGTTCTATAAGCCTAGAATAAACTCTACTCATCAATACATTGTCTTCAAAGTCAATATCTTCTAATTTTGGAGTAGGAATTTGTTTGAAACCCAGCGCTCTTCCAACCTCCTTCATTTCTGGAATTAAAAAATCTCTTAAGAATTTTTCACGACCATATTTTAATCTAGCAAAAAATACTTTTACTTTTATAGAAGTATTTGAAAACTTTTCTTCTCCAAATAAAATGCTATTTAAGCCCATTCTTATATCGTTATCTAAGATTTCATATTTCTTAGGATCAAGAAGATTGCCGATATCTGGAATAACAAACTTTGCATTTGTTGTGTAATCTGCAACTAAAACTTTTCCAACGCTTTGATTCTCAAAAAGCTTTCTCATAGAGGCTAAATTTTGAGCGCTTGGCATTCCAACTTTTTCGTCGCCCATCGTTATCATTAACACGGCTTGCTGAACAGATCTAGCAATCGCTTGATCTATTTTTTTTAATTCAAGTTTTGAATTTATATCTTCTAGAACAGCAAATCCCATAGGTACAGATAATGGTTCATAATTTTGCTTTTTATAAAAAATAGCTACCAATCTATCTTTATCTAATTCTAGAGCAACATTATTAAGACCAGAGGGAATATTCTTTTTTTGAGAATTTGACGCTTTGTCCAATAAATTTTTTATTTCTGGTATCTTTTCAGCTATTTGTTTATCTGATTCAGTTCTTGGATTTATAAGAGACTGAAGCTCATAATCATTCAGCATTTTAACATAAACATTGTCTAAAAAAGAAGATGACGTTACAATATTTATATCAGATGGGTTTAAAATTATATATTTAACTGGAATTTGCTGATCATCAGAGGATGAAGCGCCAAACGCTTCTTGTATCTTCATCATGTTTTCTCTACTGAAGTCTGCCCTGAATTTATAGATAAAAATATTTCCACTTCTATAAAACTCTCTGTAAAACTGATCTTGCAAATCCCAGCTATTTATCTTTTGAAGCCAAAGGTTAAAAAATTTTCTACTTTGTTCGTTTCCACCCGTTAAATAAATGTCAGAGAGACTAAACTCCGTCATTAGATCTATTGTATTTCTAAAAATTGGAACATTCCAATAAGCTTTTTGACAAAGCACTATCGCATCTTTGGCTGAAATATTAGAATTATAATTACCTTTTCCAGTTCCGTAAACAAATGGGACAACCCCTTTTTCTAAATTAGAAAACCTATCAGTTTTTGTAATAGAAGAAGCCACATTTCTTCTCATTGATGTTTCACCTGTTCTTTCACAAGTTGACGCAACCGCTATGCTCAAATTATCATCTAATGAAGCCATGACAGCCTCAGGAATTTCATTTTTTTTATTTTTTTGAGTCATGATATTAAAGGATCAGCTTGTCTTTATTTTTAAGTTTAAATATTAAACATTATTTTTATGGACAATATAAGATATTTTTTTAATTATATTATTGTATAATTCTACACGTTTTATAGAAAAAAGGGTGTAAAATTATACTTAGGCTTTTCAGCCTTATCGGAGTTTAAGTCGAAAAAAACTTTAACCGCCCAGTTTCCAAGCATTAATGCTGAATAGTTATCTTTTCTTGGCTTATTAGCAGTCGTTAATCTTCTTAAATGAGCAGGCAGGTCAAAGCTCTGTGTTCCACGAGCCGTTGAAGAAACTTGAATCAAAGCGCATTGATCTTTTGTATCTTTTATTATAAAATCCTGTTGCTCCATAAAATCCCTAACGCCAAGCTTTGCTCTTTCAATAGCGTCTTCAGGAGCGTCGTCTATACCTTTTGGATAAATATAGTCTATTGGAATGTTTAAGCTAAACATTTGATTAACAATATCTGGATGCGCGCAAGAAGCGCTTGCAAACCAAACCCTTTTATGATCTATACAACTTTGAAGATAGCTGTTAGCTCTTCCAATAAAAGAAGACGTAAAATACTGCTTGACACATATTGTTCCGGTATCCGAATTGTATTGCGTTTTTGCCTCCTTAAGCATCTCTATATACTCATCCCCCTCTTTATCGGAATTAAATTCAAAAAAGCCGACCTTCATATTTTTTGATTTAAAAATAGCCGACCCATTAGCTGCCTCTATGAACTGATCGCCTCCTGCGTTATCAATAATAACCATTTTTATATTAAAATGAGTTAGCAAGTAATAAAAATACTTAATATGATCCTGTACGCTTGCTCCTGCTTTCTGATATCCGTGAACATAAATAGAAGTTCCATCTTCCTCATTTAATTCCATAACCGCCATTGCAAAATAGTCAGAACTTTTGGACGCACTAAAGCTTGGATCAATAGCTAAAACATATTTTTTATCCTTATCTCCAACTATTTTAGTAGTTGGATACTGACCATTAGGAACAGTGCAAAGCGTCATTTTTTTAGGAGAAAAATAACCATCTCCACCATCCACAAATCTAGCACAATACTCTCTAAGGAAGGCAGAGTGGCTAATGCCACCGCTTTTAGCTAATTGAATAACACCTTGGTCAATCATGTGTTCCGGAAGAGATTCGTAACTCATTTGAGAAACGAAGTAGGTAGAATTTTTCATAGCTTCCATTCTATCTTCTCCAACTTTTTCAGAATCATTAAGAAGATTAGGATCCCTGATAATATCAGACCATATAGAATAAAGTTCAAAAAGATATTCAAAAGTATAACTAGCAGAACTTAACGTTATCATTTTATTGACGTTTTTAAAAACAGTCCTATCTTTTTCTTGCATTCTTCCAGCTTTAATCATCTGATCCTCTACTTCTCTAACTCTAATTCTTTCAGCAACATCTAATGGAGAACTCATAAACGGCATTAAAACTCTCTCAACGATATCTTTCGGCATTAATAAAAACTCGTCAATAATAAGAACAGAAGCGCGATAGCCTCTAGTATTTTCTCCGCCAAGTGGTATCGCCGTAATAGAACCTCCGTGGGGCAACTCTACCGGATAAACATACTCATCGTTTCTTTTTACTGGATCTTTAAAACATTGCTTCGCTAAACCTGCATCTTTTGCGTTCAGCATCTTATCTATTTCCATGAATAGTCTTCTAGATGTTCTAAAATTAGCAGACGCAATCAGTATCTTAGTTCCTGGCTCGAATATGCATTGCAAAATACAAAAAACAGCTGCGCAAAAACTCTTAGAAGCACCTCTACCCCATGTAAGCATAGAAAAATTTCTATTAAACATCGCCTTAATATTTAATTCTTGATACTTTTCTAGCTTAATCCCTAAAAACAACTCCGTAGTAAGTCCAATATTTGATTTTAAAAATTTTGCTAATGTTATTCTTGCGGTGGCATCATCCATTTCTCCTTTTATTTCTATTAGCTCTTCATTAAAGTGCCTTTCAGGAATTATTATGTCTTGATTTCCAACTTCCCACATATTCAAATAAGATTTTGCTCAATTAAGTATTGAAAATCTAAAGATTTAGCAGCATTAACATCAAGTGAAAGTATTTTCGGAATTAAATTTGATGATTCTTTTCTACCTCCAGAAAAACAGAATTGTACATTATCTGGATAATTTTTACATACTTCTCTAAATCTATGAAAAATAAAGTCTGACGAAGCTTTTGCAAATTTTCCAGTTCTAGAATAAGAAAAAGATAAAAATTTATTAATATCGCACTCCGTCACGACAACTAAATATCCACCAGCTTCTTTTGCTCTTAAAATCTCTCTATTAAATCTATCAAATCCAGAAGACAAAGTCGATACTAGGTCGCTCAACGACTTTCTCTCGACTGATAAAAGTCTATCTGAAGAATAATCTCCAAATTCAAGTTTTTCTATACTCACCTCACAATCAATAAGGTTAATAGGCTTTTGTTCTCTAGTATCGATGGTTATATTTTTCTTATGAATAAAATTAAAATTTAATTCATTTTTATTGTAGTTAAACCTTCTTATAAGTCCAGTAGATTCGATAAAACTATTTAAATCAGGAAAAAAGAATTCATAAGTTTTTATTGATGGCAAATAAGAGATGGTTCTAAGTTCTGAACAAGAGGGAAAATAGCATACACTTTTTAATTTTGAATGTTCAATAATTTTATTCAATAAGAATTTTTTAGATAATCCGTCTTTTTCTAACTTAAGCCAAGATAGCATATTTTTTTTATTAACGAAATCAGTTAATAAATACTGCTCGAAACTTTTGAATCCAATTATTTCTTTAGTAAATAAATCTCTCTTATTTAGATTCCATTTTAAGTATTGATCTATTTTAATTCCATGCGCATTTTTTACGTGACTAATAAAATCATCTTTATTGTCGCACGAATACCCACACGCAGATTCTTTACATGAGAAATTCATAATAATTAAGTATTAAATATTTCTTTTGGGTCAATTCCTCGAATAATAGCCTTAAATTCATCGACAGAAGAAAGCTTTTGCACTTCTTCTTTTAGAGCCTCTCTCTGTCTTTCTGCTAAAGCGATCATTCTTTCTCTATTTTCCTCTTGCTTCCATGCGTATACTAAATTTAGAATAGAAGCATTCTCATTTCTTTTTTCTTCTATTCTTTTCGAACGATTAACTGTTAAGCTTTTATATAATTTATCTTGCCTAGAAATGCATTGATTATATTCTGTTTGAGCATTATTAATAGCCTCGTTTAGACTCATGCTTATTTTTTTACCGTCAGATTCGGAAGCCATATCGTCTAAAGACATCCTCAAATATTCTATTCTTCTTTGAATATCAGCGGCAATAACCACTTCATTAGATAAGGTAATAAATTGATCCAGCTCTTCTTGAGTTAAATCATCTTTATCATGGGTATATCTAATAAACGCATCTTCAAAAAGCTCCCTATCTTCCTGTCTAGAATAATTGTTTATTTGATAAAGAAATCTAAATATTTTGAGGTAAGAAAATAATGATTCTACGCATTTTAGTTGCGCTCTTTTTAGAGTATCTTCTTTCCATCCATAATTTAAATATTTATTTATTCTAGCTATAGCTTGCGTTATTGTGGCTGGAGGTCTATACTGCTCAGTTGGAGTTTCGCCTCTTCTAAAATTTGACGAAGGCTCGTAATTTATTGACTCAAATTCTCCCGAGTTACTCAATCTAAGACTTTTCCTATCTTCTTCGTTTTCTAAAAATTTTATGTAATCATTAACTGTCCTACATTCTAAATGTAATGCCGAAATATTTTGATTATCTAGTAAGTCTCTAGTAAAAGCAAGAACTGAAAATCCATCCTTTTTATATTCTGTTTTTATTTTATTCTTTTGATCTTCAGAAAGAATAAATGGTTCCATTTTTTTTATAACATTTACTTTTACAGATCCAATCTGAAATTCAGAAATATATTCTTTTATAGCTCGACCCTCTTTGCTTCTACCATCAAGAGAATCATTTAAAAAAACTTTCCTAGTTAATTCAGAAAGATTAGGAGCAGCCCCGCCCTGAAAAGCCTCACGTATAATCAACTCTTGCTCTGGAGTCAATTTTAAATTATTACTATCCTCAAGCATTGTTATATTTCAAAAACTAAAGTTTTTGCAATTTTAAATATTTTATTTTTAATTTTTTTAATCTGCTTATAGCCCGGCGATCTATTTTTTTCGCTAGTTTTATACCCCATAGCTTGGGCTGTTTCTATTTCATTTTTATTATCTATGTAAAGATAAGAATATACCTTCCACTCAACTACTGATAGTTTTTCTTTTATTTTTTTGTGAAAAATATCTATTTTAAAACTATAATCTATATATTTATTTGTGTCTGGAATATTAATTTCTAACTGAGAAACAGAGCCGTCCTTAGATTCGCTGGCATATTCATGAATGCTTACTGGCATCTTTATATCATAAGCGCTTTTTTTGCTAGATTCCCACTTTGCGTAAATATTACAGGAGCTATTTTGATTAACATATAGCTCACATAAATTTCCACCTAAGTTATGTTTACATTGAGAACATGGCTTTGAAAAAGAAGAATAATTATTTCTAATTAAATTTGTTATTTGATTCGTAATAATCGTATTAAGCCAAGGTCTAATTGGTCTAGTATTATCCCACTGATCCCATTTATTAAAAATATGTAGCCTAATTTTTTGCGACACGTCATCAAAATCCATCCACGCTATTGCGGTTAATCTCCACTTACCTCTTCTTTTTAATATTTCTTCATCGATTATATATAAACATTCCTCAAATGAGGGTTTTTTATTTGGAAAATCTTCCTCTAAAGTCATAGGACAATTAATCTATTTCAATTAGGCGAGGCGAACTGGATGCCTCTAACCTAAGCTCTTCAAGAATTTGTTCTTTACTTTTGTTAGGCTTTCTGTCGTCTTCGGAAAATTTAAAATCATTTAAATCATTAGCTGTCGAATTAGACGAAGATTCGATTAATTGACCAAATGTAATCCCTTGCTGAGAATTATCTTTCTCAATGATAACCCCCGGTTTATTTTTTAATTTTTTAAAGCTATTTATATGCCTTTGTATTTCAATATAATCATCTTCAGCTATTTCTTCAGCGCCATCTATCTCCTCGTCTTCTTCATCAACGACCTTATTTATTTTTTTTAAAGCCTGAATCTGGTTTTCTAAATCTTTTATTCTTTTTAGATTATCGGAATCTGAAACGTCGGTTTCGGTTTTTTTTATGACTGGTTTATTTAAAATCACGCTTCCTATTGCCAATCCGCATTCTGGACAAAATTTAGGCTTAGAAAATTTGTATTCTATTTTGGCAAAACATTCTTTACAGTATAGATTCATAGTTTTATTATTTGATATAATAATATTATATCAAAATGATTGCAAATAATCTATTTTTTACTCCAAAAACTCTATAATGTATGTAATATATTACATAAAATGAAAATAGAATATATTTCAAAAAAATATAAAATAGAAAAATTTATAGAACGCGTAACCTCGCACCTAAGAGAATATAAGGGAAGGATAATATTTAAAAACCCTACGTTAAATTCAAATTCATCTGACGGCGAATTTTCAGAATACGATATGACAATAAAATGTATTTTGAATACCTCTTCAACCTATTGGATAGGAGTACTTGCTCATGAATACGCTCATTTTCTTCAATGTATTAGCGAAAATAAATACTGGACAGATTTTCAAAAAAAAGTTGCAGATATAAATAATTTTGATAATATCTTTAAAAGAGGAAAAAACGCCGAGTTATTAAATAATAAAAAAAGATTAAATCTTTCTTCCTCCATAATAAAAATGGAGCTAGACTGTGATAAGGCGGCTATAAAATTAATAAATAAATATAAACTACCTGTTGATAAAAAAGAATACTCGTCAAAAGCTAATATAGTATTATACAAATATCTTTACTGGGGGAAGTACGGGATCTGGCCTAGCTTGCTAGATAGAAAAACCGGAAAAGAAATAGATTATAGCAAATTGAAAGTGTCTAAATTAATGCACGAAGAAAAATATAAATCAACAAAAGATATACCAGATAGAATTATTTATTTATTCGATGCTAATAAATTTAATATAAGTTGATTTTTTTAAAAAATAACTATACATCGCTATTCGGATTTTTTATTAAACCAGTTTTTTCCATAACAAATCTTAATAATCCAGACCTAACAATGTCTGCGTATTCCCTAAGTTCGAAACAATGAATTCCAAAATTTCTACTCTCTTCGTCATTAAAAAGGTCGAACATTTTTCTAAATCCTGACTTAGCTCCAATGTCGTTTTGATTAACAGAATCTCCTATAAAAAATATCCTTGTAAACTCTCCGCATCTAGTCAATATAAGGAAAAGATCATCCCAAGTCATGGAAGAAGCCTCATCTACTATGACGGCTTTGCAATTCCAAGAGCGACCCCTTACAAATCCAACTGGATGACAATTTATTCTATTGTCTTTTTTTAACCTTGCGATGTCAGACTCCGAAAGCATCTCTTCTAACTTATCAAATAGTATCGCATTATAAGGAGCCATTTTCTCTTCGCTAGTTCCAGGAATAAAACCTATCTTTCCAGTAGTAGACGATTCTACTGGATTTCTTATGAAGATAATTTCATCTACCTTTTTAGCATTCAAAAGCTTTAATGAAGACATCACGGCTAAATACGACTTAGAAGAGCCATATAATCCATCTATAAATACGCATTTTGTATTTTTCGCAGCGGCAATTTCAAAAATTTTCTTTTGTTTTTCTGTTAGATCTGATCTTTCTTTAATATTTAAATTAAAATTAATCTTTGGACGCTGGCTTACATGAATAGATAAATCTTTTTTTTCAATTTGCTCAGACTTGTCTTTTTCACTTTTTGTAATTTGGTTTTTATTTAGCGCTGTTTTGTTTTTATTTTTTGACATATTTATTGCTTATATATTATATATAAAAATACACTGTTATCGATTTAATTTATAGAATAAAAAAACTTACTAGACTAGTTAAATAAAAAGTGTATTAAGACATATATATTATTTATATGAAGATTTTTATTAGCTTGTCGTCAATTGCAGATAACCTAGGAGATAATTTTAATTTATCTTCTAATGTTGGAATAATTTCTCCATCATCCGCAACAAGAGCCGAATTACTTAATGGCATTCAAGCAGAGGTAGACGAATCAGCTTCTACTATTACTATCACGTCTCAGCTCCTAAATAATATTTTTGAAACAAAATCTATAGATAAGACAGCCGAAAACTGTATAGATTTAAACCTTGGCGTACAAGCCCTAAAGCTTTCCGATTATCAGGGAAAAATAGTTACTCCATCAACTCCTACGCCCACCGTAACTCCTACGCCCACCGTAACTCCTACGCCCACCGTAACTCCTACGCCCACCGTAACTCCTACGCCCACCGTAACTCCTACGCCCACCGTAACTCCTACGCCCACCGTAACTCCTACGATAACTCCAAATAATTTAAACGCTTGGGTAAAAGCTTTACTTAACCTTGATACATTAGACTCTGAATATTCAGAGATTAAGAATTATTATTTATGATAACGCCAATAAAAATTGAAACTAAATTTGTTGATTTACATCAAATCAGAGAACCAAAAACCGGAACATGGTCATGCAACTATTGTAATGCAACATCGACAACGATACAAGTACCATATGACCCCTATGACCCTAACGGGGAAAGAAAATTGACCTTGCCGACTGAAATAATTAGAAACACATCTTCGGAAGGAGAAATAATAAAAATTAACGAAATAACAGCGAAAACATACAAATGGATGGACGTTGTAGATGTAGTAACGAATGCTGATAACAATTCTAACATGGGATTGGAGTCATATTGGCGGAGCGGTATTGCTGGTATCTCAGGTCTGAACGCATATGCAATGTCTGTTGACTTATTCATTAGAAAGGGTTCAGCTTTAACTTTCACTCCAACGAGAACGAGTCAGGAAATGCTGTTACAACTTGAAAGTTATATTATAGACGGATCTCTAGTATACTTGGGAGCTATACAATCAACTCCTTCAAGTACAGTTCCTGCTAATATGTCAGAAAGTATAGTTCTTGCCACTAGTTTTTCATTAAAAAGCGTACCCTACTATCTTAATCCTGGAGATGCTATATATGGTTACCTTAGACCATATGCTAGCGCTGGTAGCTCAGGTAACCCATTTCCTTATCCAAGTCAGGCAGTTTGCTCTCTCAAGGTAAACATGCAGACATATAAAGATATTATTATAAACTAATTATTAAAATTATGGCAAATATAAATTTATTAACACCAACAAGTATATACGGTAGAACAGTTCATTTTCAAACTTTAAGTGGAACCGTTACAGCCGCCCCTGTGAAAAGTTACATAGCAACTGCTGTTCCGGCTGGAAAAACTCAATTTATTACGGGTTTATCTTGGCAGTTTACCAATGATAATTATACCATCATCGACTCCAGCGCTAGCGTTAGAATATACAAAAGACTTCCAAATTCAACAGATTTATTCATTATTAATAGTACCGCCAGGTCTATAGATCTAACAACTCGAACCGCTATATACGGAGATTATGAAATTTTTTCAAAAAGCTCCGGATTTTACTTACAAGAGGGGGAGGCTCTAATTATAGAAGTTGTCCCGGCTGGTAATATTGTTGCTGCCTCGGTGAAAGGATATATGACCTATTTAGAAATTGAATAACTAATTATAAAAATTAAATAATTCATTTAACTAACTTCCTCCAATAAATTATTGTTACAATAATAAGATAAATACAAATAAATAACGTCAATTAAACTGGTCGAACGCAACCTAAATCCCAAGCGCCGCCACTCCATCAAGTTTATTCATAGTATATATATACACTAAAATATGTATATAATTATTAAATGAAAGACTCTAACCCCTTTTTAAGGGAGAAATATTTTTTATATAAAAAACACGCAAATAAGTGCGTAACTAATCCACAAAAAGGATAAGACAATATTCCAAGGTCTAAAAATAAAGGATTATATAAAAAACTAACTAAAAAACCCATCCAAAAACTACTACATTCTGGGCATATTAATGGGCGCCTAATATATGGAATTCGCGCCACAAGGTTTCTGACAGGTGAAAATATTTCAGAGAAGCTCCACATGAAGCTTACGCTTATAGATAATACTACATAAGCTAAAATATCAAAAAATAACATAATTACAATATGTATACATCAATATGCTCGTCATCAACTGGAACAACAGAAAAACCTCTATATCTAATCCCTTGATCAATCATATTTTTGTTAAAATTAACCCATTCTGATTTTTTTATTCTTATAATTCTGCCCATACCAATTTCCGCGTTTACCTCTGAATTAATTTTATCAAGATCTACATCGACATCAAATTCCAATAAAAATAAATTAACGAAATCCGCGCATTTTTCTTTATTGTTTTTCACGTATTCCGAAATTTTAGCCTTACAAGTACAATTTGGATTAGTTACGTATGATTGAACTTCTGAATAAACTTCAGGCGCGAATGCTTCAAATCTAACCTTGAAGTCTTTATTAGAAGACAATAAGTTTAAAAATACTCTACCAAGATGAGGATAATCTTTTTCTATTTTCATAATAATTTATAGGCTATATTTAAATATATTATTTACATAGAGCTTGATTTTTCAAAAAAATTAAAAATTATATTTTACGCTTTCTCTTATATTTCTAATTTTAGAATAACTAGCTTTTTTCTGAGTTTTAACGCCTCTTACCATATAAACTATAACAGTGTCAACTATTTCTAATAGTATAGCAAGCAAAAAACAAATTAAAGCCGTAATATCTCCTCTAAGCAGGGCGCTAAAAGATAAATTAATTACATTATCAGTTTTAAATTTTATAAACTGAGGTTCGGTATTTAATTTGGCGCTAACCACGTTAATTGCGCTATTTAACTTAATAGAAGTATCGGCTAATTCTTCAAAAGTTTTAGCTTTATTTACACTAAAAATCAAACCCTCTTCTCCGTCCTTAACAGAAACCAATCCGTCTATTGCTAATACTCCTTGTTCTAATGAAGCTTTTTTTGTTTCATATTCTTTCTGTATTTTTTCAAGTTCTTTATTCTTATTAGATTCAAGCCCTCTTTCTTCAAGTAAAATATTAGCCTTATAAGCCTCTATTTCTTTTTCTTTATTATTTTCTAATTCCTTTTTTGCTAAATCAACCTCGGCTTTAGCTTTTCTAATATCGGCTTCTAATTCTTTAGCTCTTGGACCGACTCCAGCGACGCCAGATGTAACTTTTCCTCTAACCCCCTCTGTTTCATCTATAAATGCTTGCTCCGCGTCATTAACTTTATCGCTAAGCTGCTTATATTTAGAATTAAATTGTTGCTCTAGGTCTTTTGCGGCGTCATTAGTTTTATTATTAAGTTCCTTAAGCTTGGTGGTATGTTCTTGTTCTATTTTTGTCTTTATAGAGTTAGTCTCGTTTTCTAATAATAAAAGTTGTTTACTAATTGACTTTCTTACTTCTTTATCAAAGTAATTAACTTTCTCTAACACTTCGAACTTAGTTGTCTGAAGTGCTGACTTAACACTTGTTTCTGAATAAAATCCAACAAAGTCAAATATAGTCGGAAGCAGGCTTATAATTAAGCAAAGGGCGGCGTGTTTATATTCAAACGTCTCGCGCCCGTACATTATTATCTTAATGCAGTAAGGCAATCCAACCACAGAAAGCGCAGCTAAAAATATTAAGCCCATGCTCCACCCTGTTAATATTAAAGAAAGAGCGTGAAAGGCAAAAGCCGTCGCCACTACCATCACTATTATATAAATAAAGTTAAGCGACTTGGACGCAAAGACATTTTTTGTTGAAAATCCAAACAAAGTGCGGTGTTCTTTTTCTTCAAGATCGTCGCCGCTGGTATTTTCATTTTCGTTTGTAATAATTGGCATATTTTTATTTTTTTCTTTTTTTAATATTCTTTTTTTAGCCCTCAAAGCCTTAAGATAAATCCACCTAAACATAAAATTTATTTTTTTATATATTTTTATACACTAAAATTGGTATTACCAGATTTAATACGGCCCGGCCGAAAACCCTTGAAATATTTTTTGATATTTAATTCTTTTTTATTCGAAAAATAGGGGGGGGTTGCCCTACGCATTGACTATAACAACAATAATACATAATAAGACAAGATAAGAAGATAATATAAGAAAGATAAATAATAGAGGTATACGTATATATATTATTAAATAATTGGATTTTTATTGGGGGAGACTGAATTTTAAGACCCCCACACGCTTTCTGGGCCCGTGGCTACCCAAAATTCGAAAAACTGGGGGGGTGTCAAGGAAAATCTTTTTTCTCTCTGAATTTTAATTCAAAAAATATCTTGCGTTCCTGTCGGTCTGTGATACCTTTTTAGACATGGAAGCAAACGACATCGCCGCAGTAGTGGTTTTCATCTGGTTCTCGACCATCGCAGTCCTCTTGAAGATTCACCTTGAACAACAATAAAAAAACCCTTGACGCATTAAAAAGATTTTTATACATTAACAATATGAACAACACAAACACCACAAACCCGAACGAAATCCCTGCTTCCACGACCCTCGTGAAGTTCACCTATGCCAAGCCCCTCAAGGGTGGCGGCGTTTCGGTCACTCAACGCATCATCCGCATGGGGCGCGAGGTCATCCTGCCTCTCCTTGCTGGTGGTCGCTCATGGGGCAAGAGCAACAACGGCAACCGCTTTGTTGCCCTCTATAAAAAGGACACAGAGCAACGCCGCGAATACCTCCAAGGCGTTGAGGAGCAAGAGGATGGACGCCTTCAGATTAAGCGTTTTGACTTCGCCTATGTGTCTGATCTCCAAGTAGTTGGATAATCTCAACCTAATAACGACCTATGAAAAAAATACTAAAAGCCCTAATACCACCAACAGAACACATTGGTTCTTATACGCTTGCGGCAACAGAAGGTTTCTTCTATACTGCAAAGCAAAACATCCTGTGGGACTATAACAAAGCAAGGGAACGCGAAGGGTTGCAACCACTTAAGAAGATGCCTCGCGGCACAAAGTATGTAATCCAACCGCTATTCGGATAGTCAATCGCGTAAGTTGCTGAATATCAACGACTTACGGGGCCCTCGGGCCCGCAAGTCCTTGATAATCAACGATTTACGACATGGAACTTGGCACGATTCCTGAATGGCGAATATCGAGACTTGGCACGCTCCCTGCTTGCATCAAAAATAAAAAATTCAAAAAAAATAAAATCTCCCCTTGACCTTTTAGGCATTATCGAATACCTTAAAAACATGAACAACGAAAACAACACTACCACAAACACCGCAGACATCCAAGACACAGACAGCTTCTTTGCCATGTGTGTAAGCGCGGGCAACATCCCCTTCGTTCTCGACTACGAAGAAGAACAATCCTTTGATGGACGATACGAGCTTTTCGGACAATACGAAAATTGAAAAAAATCCTTTGACACACTAACGCTTTTAGAATAGATTCACACCATGAAGAAATACTTGAACCAAGACGAACTGATTGACCGCCTCTCTGACTACGCTGGCGAGAACCTTTACAATAAATACCGCTTCATGGAAGATGCTTGCGGCAATGACTGGCTCGCTCAAAGCCTCGCACAAGAGGATGCGATTCTAAAGAGGATCGCCCGTGAGCAAGCTAGGGAACAACGCGAAACGGAACGCTTCAACTGATAGAGACTATGACAACACCACTAGACACAATCAACCATCCGCAAAACTTCATCAAGTTTAGCGCAACGCATGAAAGCAACAGCACGGGAACACGCGACTGGGGAACATTCCAGATTCATTCCTCGAAACGCCTGTTTGATGTGTTCGCCGTTAAGCAACCCGACGGCTCTGTAATTGGCAACTACTACGGCGACGAGGAAACTCGCCTTCGCCTCGCCAAGCAAAAATCCGACAAGGTTTCTTTTGTCTGCTCTATGTATGGCATTGGCGGTCAATCGCTTACTTGTGACGATGGCATCAAGCTGGAAGATGGGTCTTGGATATACAACGGCAGCTATGACTGCTGGAGCGACTAACATAACACCATACAATTCATCAAAATAACGCAATGAAAAACAAAACAAATAAAAAGAAAAAACCCTTAACAGAAGCGCAGAAGTTGCAGGCGCAGAGGGGTTTCCTGATGCTCTACAATAGATGGGTGGCAATGGGCAAGCCTAGCATTTAATCTAATCCGTAAGTTGCTGAATATCAACGACTTACGGGGCCCTCGGGCCCGTAACTCATTGGCAATCAAGGACTTACAAGTTGGCACGATTCCTGTATGGCGAAATCGGAAAGTTGGCACAGATAATGCTTGAATAAAAATGAAAAAAATAAAAAAATATCTGGACATTTTAGATTCATCGAATATATTCAAAAACATGAAAGCAATCGAAACACTAGAGCAAATCGTTCCAACAATCATCGTCTGCATTTTCTCTTATGCAATGTTCAGCCTGTTTATGAGCTTTGCCGAATATGTAGGACGCAACGGGCTTTAATTTTCAAACAAAACAACAACCACAAACAACCAAACAAAAACCATGACAAAAAAACACTTCCAACAAGTAGCTGATACAATTAAATTCAACTACGGGCAAGCATCTACAACCAAAGAACTTAAACTGATCGAAAACATTGTTGACGATCTTTGCTCTACCTTCAAAAGTCTCAACAGCTTGTTTGATTCTGCTCGATTCAAAAAGGCTTGCGGCATAACTAAATAAAAAATATAATGAAAATACAAATGAAAATTCCATCACTTTGGTTACTACTCGGCGTTCTCTTTATCGGTCTTAAGTTGACTAACCATATCCAATGGAGCTGGTTATGGGTCTTATCTCCTTTCTGGATTGGCTTTCTTCTTGCCTTGTTTAGTTTCTTCTTAGGGATTGCTCTGCTTGTGATTGTCAAGCTGATGGAGAAATAAGCGCAAAGCCTTGTAGGTCAACGACTTACGGGCCCCTCGGGCCTGTAACTTGTTGGCGCCCAACGATTTACAACGCGAATCTTGGCACGATTTTTGCTTATGCCAAATAAAAAATTAAAAAAAATATCTGGACAGAATCGGAATAATTTTATACATTAAAAACATGAAACAAGACATGGTTTCCCGCTATGAATGGGCAAAAGCAAGGTTTGAAATGGGCTGGATCACTCAAGAAGAATGGTTCAAAATCTGTTTTGAAATTCTTGGCGAACTGATGGAAGAAAACAAAGATGTTTTTGTTCGTTTGAAAAATCGCTGAAATAATCCTTGACCTTTTAAATTCACCCTATAATCTAAATACTGTTATGAAAATCATCACTCCCGAAAAGAACCTTCAAAATTTCAAAAAAGATTTTGAAAAATTACTTGCCAAGTATCCAGAAATTTCAGTTTTTGGCAACATCAACGCAGAGCTTGAAGCCTATCAGACCGTTAATGATTGGAAGCCACAAATCAAAATAAATCTTCCAAGTTTTTTCAAAAATAAAAATTGACCTTTTCCGATTAACCTATAATATAAAAAAACCAAACCAACCACAAAATGAAACTAACCACAAAAAACCAAGACCCAAAAAACTACATCGAAGCGGACTTTGTCCTTCACAAAATTGGCGATCAAAAACCCCACTTTTCCTTAACTGGTCGCGTTGTCGAGAATGGACGCGAATCTGTCTTCGGAGCAATTCACAAAGAAATTCTTGAGGCATTCCCACAGCTTGAAGATGCCGCCGCAATGCACCTTTCAGACATGGATGGAAAGCCGATGCACTCTTTTGAAAATGGAAAGTATTGGGCTGGCTTTACTAAATGGGAGGATGGAAACGCGAAAAACCTTTCCCAGCTTTGGAGAATATCAGAAAAGTCTGCTGAAAGACTTCAATATGATGCACTTAACGAGCAAGCTCAAGAGATCGAAGTTGATACCGGCGAAATCGTCCTTGAGGAAACCCTTCTCAAAGAGTTCCACGATAGGCAGTTGCGCCGTTGGAAGCAAGAAGCCGACAATGTTATCAAAAAATATACTCTCGAAATCATTGCTGACTAATTACTTATATGACTTTTCTAATTGGAACCCTTCTCGGATTCTTCTTGTTGGCTAAAAGTTCAGAATAAACCTAAACCCCTGTGACTCAACGAGTTACAGGGCCCTCGGGCCCGCAAGTGCCTGCTATTCAACGACTTAAGAAGAGAATTGAAAGAAATAATGGGGTCTTTTTCTTACAAAATTAGAACTTGGCACGATTCTTGAATAGGCGAAATCTATACTTGGCATAGCTACTGCTTGCAGTCATGTAAAAAAAATTCAAAAAAAATAAAAATATCCCTTGTGCTTTTTAGACATCCATGCTACCTTAAACACCATGAAAGTTGAATTGATTGAATGCTACATGAATAACCTCGCCAGCCTCCAGAGGGGCGAGCGGACAACCCAGCAATGGGAGGATGTTTGCCTTTGGATTCTTGGGCAGATCATGGACGAGCCAGACAATAAAGCTGTCATGGACTTGCTCGCGCAGGAGCTTCCATACCAGACCAACCACCGCTCATTTTAACCTAAACACCAACGCCACCATGCTAATACAAACACCGAAGGTAGGGGATCTTGTCCTCTACAGATACCACGGAACACGAACTGACATTCCATTCCGAGTCACGCAAGTCAACGAAGCTAAAGGCACAATCTTGGCTAATGATGAAGCCCCAGGGGGTTACGGCTCCGAGACTCACGAGTTCGATATGTGCCAGAGGGGATTGACCAACTTCCCTACGGACAAGGTATCTCAAGACCTTGTATTCAAGAAGCTTAAAGCTTACGCCAAACGCGCTGGAGCAATTTAACCTAAACACCAACACACATGACAACAACACAACAAGCACCACATCACAGCGTCCTGTTCAACATTGCCGCTTACACCCTCATCGGCTTGACCCCAGAGGACAAGCACAAGGTTTACGCCGAGATTGAGTCCACAATGAACGGAGATGGTCTATACGAAGGCGCGTCCAAAGAGACAATCCTTCAAGCCTACTACGACCTCCATATGAGCGATGTTTATGGACTCAACTGGGTCGATCACATCAGCACAATCCTTGAGGAACTGGACATCATCAAACCCTACATCAAACACTAAACTAACCAATAATATGAATAAAGAAGAAATCGCTAAATATATATATAACTACGCCCAAGAACATTATGATGATGGAGGATGGGATGTAATTGTAGAGTGCTGGACAATCCAAGCTATCATGGATTCTCTGGAAGATGATGAAACTAAAGAAGAAGCACTTGAGAGCTTCAAGAGCCTTGCCGAGGTTCATGCAGAGAGGCAAGCTGACGCCGTAAACTGCTGGTAACATAAACCCCTGCGACTCAACGAGTTACAGGGCCCTCGGGCCCGTAAGTCATTGGCAATGAACGACTTACAACACGAGAAACTTGGCACGCTTCTTGAATGGCAGAATACCGGGCCTGGCATGGTAGTTGAATAGGTGAAAATAAAAATTAAAAAAAATAAAAAAAATTCCTTGCGTTTTTTCGGGCGTTTTATACATTAGAACCATGAACAACAACACCACCCAACCCGACAACGAAATGAACGAACTCGCTCGCGTGACTTGCGAGGAACTTGACTCCTCCTATGCCGATTGGCTGGACGAGCAGCACGCCAAAGACTTGGCAGATTATGACGCGCAACGCCAGCATGATGATGGCGACGACATGACCGAATATGACGACGACCAGCAGGACGACGACGATGACGAGCATGGATTCAACCGCGAACCACGCGAGGACAATTTCCGCGACGATGTGGACGCTGACGCGAACGCGCTTGCGTCTGCTGGATGGGGAACTGACGAGGACTACGGCGGCGACTACTTCGACGGAGGAGACTGGTAATATGACCGACGACCTTGTATATGGGATAGTAATAGTTTGGATCATAACTATCCTTGCTTTAACAGCTTATGCTTGCCAACATAATGGAAAATAATTCCTTGACACTATTAACTCAACCAAATAAATTAAAAGCCATGACAACAACACAAACCAACAACGAAAACAAAAACGCCAACATCCTAATCTCATCCTATGGGTCTGAAATTGCCGTTGGCATAGAAGGAACCAAAGAGCAAATCAACCAGCAATTCAACCGCTTCTTTAATGTGGGCGCGGCGGCTCCTAACTGCACTTCCGCCTTCTGCTCTGATGACGCTAACACGGGCGAAGGATACTTACATTTCACTTGCGATACCTTTGCCTACTTCCTATCTACGGAAGAAGATATGATTAAAGGTCTTGTGACTGAAAAATTGATGCAAGCTAATTCTCAAAGCAATCCACAACATAAAGGTAAGAAAGGCGGCATTCTTGCTGAATTTCAAGCACTTGCAGAAAAGGAATATAGTGAAATTAAAAGAGAAGGTTTCATGCTTTACAAAACTTCGGAACAAGCTGCATTTAAGAAACTTGACGGCGGCGCACCCTCATTAGATATGTCCTCGCTCAACTTCTTTTCCTCTCACGCTTATCTGTAAATCAAACCCGTAAGTTGTTGAATACCAACGACTTACGGGGCCCTCGGGCCCGCAAGTCCTTGATACGCAACGACTTACAACTGGCACGATTCCTGCCCCCCCAGCATAAACCATGCCAACCTGGCCTGGCACGAGGATTGCTTGCATTAAAAAAATAAAAAGAAAAAAATTGGAAAAAATCCCTTGCCAATTTTATACAATAGCCTTATTCTGTTTTCCGTAATCAACACCACCAACACCATGACACTACTCGCCACAAATACCAAACTTGAAAAGGGAACCAAACTCGACTGGACTACAAAAGGGCTTTCCCTTGCTCCTGCTAACCTATCCGGCAAGCAGCTTTGCCCACATCGTTCGCCAGGATGTGAGGCGGCTTGCCTCAATACTTCGGGCATGGGCGTTTTCTCTAATGTCCAAGAGGCGCGAATCAACAAAGCAAAGTTTTTGATCGAACGCCGCGCCGATTTTCTCGCCGCCTTAAACAAGGAACTTGCCAACCTCAACAAGCAAGCTGGCAAGGGCAAACAGATTGCCGTGCGTCTCAATGTGCTTTCGGATCTGCCTTGGCACAATATGATCGACATGGAATCTTTCCAAAACCTTCGTTTCTATGACTATACGCCGAACCTTGCGCGAATGATTCAATTCCTTAATGGGGAACTGCCTGCAAACTATCATCTTACATTCAGCCGTAAAGAAAACAATCAAAGCAAAGTTGAGCTTGTCGCGGCTATGGGTGGCAATGTGGCGGTTGTTTTTGATAAACTCCCGCAAACCTATCTCGGCAAGCAAGTTGTGGATGGTGACGCGACTGATCTCCGCTTTCTTGACCCTCGCGGAGTGATCGTCGGCTTGAAAGCCAAGGGCAAGGGTAAAAAAGACACATCGGGCTTTGTTGTGAAAAATTAAGCAACAAAAATGTCTGATATGGAACTACTTATCATTCTAGGCTTTATAGTCGGACTTTATATGATACTTTCGGAAAAAAAATAAATAAAAAAACAAAAAAAATGAACACACAAACACAAAATCAAAAAGCCCAACGGCTTGCAGAACTCATCAATCAAATCGTGACAAGCAAAGGAACTTGCTTTGCTGGATTCACTTACAACGGAAAGCGGCGAAACCTTACTATTGGCGCGAACCTTGCCAACCGAACCCACGGAGGCACAAGCTGGGGAAATAGTTATGCAAACGGCTCGCTTGTTGAGCACAAGCAAAACCTTTACCTGCAAGGCATTCCGAACAACGATGAAACGAGCGCGTCAATTAAGCGGTTCAAACTCTCTGATGTTCAAGACTTTGTGATTGGATAGTTTTTCGTATGGGTCGAGAGCGCGTCTTGTGGTGGGACGCGCTCTCTTTTTGCCCAGATGAAAGCATAAGTTGTTCAACATCAACGACTTACGGGGCCCTCGGGCCCGCAAGTGCTTGAATATCAATGAGTTAGAGGGTGCGCATGACATTGCACATTTTGCAACCTTTTGTGTAGTTTAGCTTATTTGCCTTATTTAATACATCGCGGGCCGTAATCTACAAAAACCTCCTTGACTTTTATACAAAATAAAATTATTCTGACTCTGCTATGAAAGAAATAACTCGAACCCCTCAAATCCAAATAGGAGATCACATCACTCTTTCTGATGAAAAAGAAGGAAGGGTATCATTAAAAACTATTGCTGGCATTGTCACAGATATGTTCGATGGCGAGGGCTATACTAGAAAAGTAAAGCCTAGTGAAATTATTTCCTTGCGTCGAGGCAAAGACTATTTTAGAGTTTCTATCAAATGAATATCTTCGTCCTCGATCAAGACCCAAGCATTGCGGCTCAATACAACTGCGACAAGCATATTGTCAAGATGGTTCTTGAGCTATTCCAACAACTCGGAAGCGCAGTCATTCGTCATGGTGCTAAACCAGAAAAAATGCCCTTGACATCTAAAGGCACTCCACTTAAAGGCGGCTATCACAATCACCCATGCACAAGATGGTGCGGAGATTCAAGAGAAAACTTTATGTGGGCGGCTGTTCATGCTCTTGAGCTTTGCAATGAATATACAAAAAGATATTCTAAAATTCACTCTTGCCAAAAAGGTATAGAGCATTTGTGCAATATGGATAATCTTATTCCATCAGATAGATTGACACCATTTGCACAAGCTATGCCAGATGAGTATAAGAATGCCGATGCCGTCACCGCATATAGAACATACTATCTCAATGACAAAAGAGAATTTGCTAAATGGAAGATGGGCAATATCCCTTCTTGGTGGATTTAATCCTTGACCATTGTATAAAATTCCAATATAAGTAATAGAGTCAGTCAACCAAACCAACAAAACCAACCACATGAAAATAACACGCAAGTCACCACTCACAGGCATCACTCGCACGAAAGAGATTGATGTCACAATCGCCCAAATCCTTGCTTGGGAGGAGGGAGAACTAATCCAGAACGCAATGCCGCAATTGTCAGCGGACGACAGGGAGTTCGTAAAGACGGGCATCACGGGAGAAGAATGGGATCAACTCTTTGGCGGCGCAGAGGAAGTTGAAGTAGAGGAGGAAGAAGTATGAAAAATCCAACCTCAAAAGATAAATGGCTAATGGGTCTTAATGTTGCTGGAGCTTTTCATCGTGTTCTCTTTGATGGAGAAAAAGTTTATGACTATAACTTTCCAACAGAGGAAATTGTATCTATTCCTACCTTTTGTGGGATAAATGTTAATCAAGAAACGCTTTCTCAAGCCTGCAAAAAGAAAATGGAGAACATGAAAGTTGTTTCGTCCGCATTTGATGGCACTTGGATGGCGGAAGATAAAAGCACCCCATTTACTTCTTCGGTCGCCTCTGAAACATATTGGTGTTCGTAAGTTGTTGTCCCGCATTGAGTTGCGGGGCCCTCCGGCCCGTAAGTCATTGATATTCAATCGTTTATGTTTAAGGCGCCATATGGGAACCTTAATAGATTTTTGATTATTTGCATTATTTAGAGTATCACGGGCCGTAATATTGAATTTTTTATTTGATTTTTATTTAAAATGATTGTATAAATAGATAGTGGGAGTTGGTTCCCGATGAGCCAATGGGTAGATGAGTCATCTACGAAATCAAAATCGGTTGATCTTTTACATTTTAATTTTGAAGTGGTTCACCTTCGAGAAGGGTTGATCGCCGGAAAAAAGTAGGTGACGCAAGCGTCGGATCGTAATGACAAGGCCACTTCTATTTTAGTATGCAATGTAGCTCAAATGACTAGAGTCCTGCTTTGTAGGCGGGAGGTTGAGGGTTAAAGTCCCTCCATTGCAGAAAAGTGACGCTTGGTGTAGAATAGAAAGCATCGCTCTCGTATGGGGGCGGGGACAGAGGCAGGGTCTGTAGCGTCATCCGATTTAGCCTGCTAGGGGAATAGGAGGCTCCATGCCTCCGTCCTTTAATTGTAAACCGCATTAAAGGCTTACCCTAGCGTGGCTAGTATTTGATTAGAAAATGCAGAATAGTTCAAGTGTGAGTTGATCTACAATACATATTCTAAACTATTTGGCTAATAGAGTAGCAATACCTATTCCGGTGCATCGAAAGCGGGATCGTGCGGCGTTTCGGTTGTTATCGCGGCGATCAGCCAACAGATTTCTGCGGGTTAGAGTTCTGGGAACTCAAGTGTCTCATAAGCACTTTTAGGAGGGTTCGATTCCCTCACCCGCTATATTTACGAGCATTAGCTTAGCTTGGTAGAGCGCCTGCTTTGGGAGCAGGAGGTCGGGAGTTCAAATCCCCCATGCTCGATTTTTATTTAAATAGTCCTTGTCTATTGTATAAAATTACACTACCTTTATTTTTGTTATGAGCAACATTATTTCACCACAATCTGTCCCAACCCATATCAGAGAGTTTGCAGAAAAAAATGTAAAAAAAGCATTTGACACAGCTTCAACAAAACTCAAAGTCCGGCTGGCGTTTGAGGGAATAAGATTTTTCAAGAAAAGCAAAACCGCTGGATATGTCATTCCATCAGAGAATAATCTTGTTTATCTCAATCTTGATCTTCTTCAAAAGAATCCAGACCATTTTGAGAAAGACACAATCCCACATGAGGTAGCCCACCTGTTTGCCAGAAAAATTCAAACAATAGATGAGGGACATCATGGAAGAACTTGGAAATTTGTAATGAGGAATGTTTATGGTCTTGAACCAATCCGTTGTCACTCACTCGACACCCAAGGCATAGGCAGGAAAACAAAAAAATTCAAATATATTTGTAATTGCAAAAAGCATATTGTCGGATCAGTAAGACATAATAAAATGAAAAGCGGTAAATCTTCCTATCGTTGCGCCTCATGTCTAAAAACCTTGACATTTTTATCCAAATGTGATTAAATATAAAATCAACCAACCAACAAACCAAAACTACCATGCCAAACCATTGCAACAACCAACTCACGCTCGCAAGCGGCGAAAGCCTTTTCGGGATATTATCACCATATCTAATCGACAAAGGCGAAGGAGATTTCGATTTCGATTTCCAAAAAGTAATTCCCATGGACGAGAAACTATTGGAAGGAGAGGATTGGTATGAGTGGAGGGTGGTAAATTGGGGGACAAAATGGGAGGGCTACGATGGTCGTTTCAACTCCGATGACTTTTCCTCATTCTCCTTTGAGACAGCATGGGCGCCGCCGCTTCCTATTATTAAGAAGCTCGCCGAATTGACTGGACAAACATTCATATTAGAATATATTGAGTATGGTATGTTCTTTTGTGGAAAATATACAGCGAGTCCAGAAGAATATGATTCCGAGTATTACGACAACATTGAGAATGCTCCCACAGAACTCCTTGATAGTCTTGGATATGAACCATACGAAGAAGAAATGGAGGAAGTAATATGATCGAACTAATTAGAAAAACCACACAAACCACATACACATTTGCAGTAAAGGAAGATGGTAAAGAATATATTGTAACCTTTATATTTAACGATGCAGACAAAAGAATGATTTCGCACAATGTTTCTCTTGATGGGGAACGACTTGATTGGGAACAGGAAGACGATATTTCAGATAAAGTAATCGCAGCATATCCAAAAGGATTTCCAAAATGAAAATCGAAATACCAGATAAACTCATATCAGATATTAAAACGGCTTGTCATGGATATGACATACCAGAAAGCCCAAAAGAAATACAACAAACTATTGAATCTATTCTAACAAAATGGATTGAGGACAACCAATGAAAATCACACTTAACTTTAGAGAAGGTGAAATGAAATGGGTAGAGACTTGCGTCTCAAAATACTTTGGAAGAAAACCAAAAAACAAAACCGAATTGAAAAGACTTGTTGAAATGTTTGTATCTACATTCACCAACAAAGGATTTGATGCGGTAGAAGACGGAAGGGAGTATATTGAAGTCCAATGAATAAAGAAAAAGAAACAGAATATGTAATGCTTCTATCGGAAGCAATCGACACACTCCGAAGCTATGGAGCAGAGGATGATGTCAAATGGCTTGAAACTGAACTAGAAAAACTAATTGATAAAAAATGAAAAAATATGTTCTAATAGATGTTGAAGATGAATCCTCTAACGAGTGGAGTGAACCAACCACTAAACAGGAAGCATTTGAAATAATCCAAGAATGGAATACAGAAATGGGGACAAACTATAATTCTATCAAGGAGTTTAATGAGAAAGAGCAATACTGGCAATGGAAGGAGGCAAAATGAAATATATTCTAATTACATTGGCAATCGGACTATCTGGTTGCTCTACAATGAAACAGGCGCAAACGGACTTTAGCAACTTCCGTAAAACAATAGATTTAAATTTAAATAGAGAAGCCGTCTATAAGAACGCTTACTTCTAATCCAAATCCCTCATAACCAATAGGTTAGAGGGCCCTCCGGCCCGTAAGTCGTTGCGTTGTAGTTATTTATAAAATACCCTTGACAATAGAATAAAATTATTCTAAATTTAATACTCAACCAACCAACCATGACAACCTCTTCAAAAGTTAAACAGAAAGCCTTCTGGTTTCACTACAATAAGCCTCTATCTCTTCAGAGAAAGAAAAACATATTAACCATCCACTTCGATGGAGCTTGCCACTTTGTTGAAGGATTGGATTGTAGAGTGCCTATCAAGACGCGAAATAGAAAAGTTCAACCGCGTTGCGTTATGGCGGGGAAAGCAGTCAGTATTAAAGTCGAAAACGAAACGGCAGTTATTATTTAATTCAAAATTCAACAACCATGACAACCAAAATCGAAAATACTCTTGACTATTGCGGGTGCGAAGATGAAGAAATCCTGCTTGCTGACGGATTTGAAGATGCCTTTCTTGGCATTGCAAGTCAGTTTAATCGCAGGTTTGCCGTATATGATCGCGCCAAGTGTATCGAAATCCTCGCAAAAGATATGTCTTATGACGAGGCAGAAGAATACTTTCAGTTTAATGTAGAGGGAGCATGGGTAGGCGAAAGCACTCCTGCCTTTATGTGCTTTGAAAAGGAATAATATGACACCTTACAAACACGCTCAAAGCTCTGCCCAAAAATGGGGTGGCATTCCAGAGGATTATGTCGCTCTCCATGATTGGTTCGACGAAACCAAGCAATATACTGGCGACTGGACGCACAGGGCGTTGCGTCATCATAGCGCAGGAGTCCAATGGGCTATCGAAAAGTTCGGACATACTATTACAAACAATAAGGGGCAAAAGATTCCTACTAAAGTATTAGCTGAACAACATTTAGTTGAAGATTGTGGATTTATTCCTACTCCTCAACAATACCTTTCTCCATTAGTTAAGAATCCAGACAGATGGATGCTAATGGTAGGAAAAACAACCAAAACACTAAACCTAGAAATAAAATAATGAGAGCAGAACCACTTAAAAAAGAAATATATAACAAAGCTAAAGAACTTGGTATTAAAAAAATCATCCTCCGCTTTAGTGGCGGAAGTGATGAAGGCAATCTCGATGTGGATATGATGCCAGATTGGAACCAAGACCTTGCAAGTGATATAGAGGATTGGGCATGGGATGTTTATTCATATTCTGGGGCTGGTGATGGCTCTGACTATGGAGACAATATCGAATACGATCTCGTAAAAGGAAAAGTCTCAACTAGCGAGTGGCATACCTCTATCTATGAGGGAGATAATAGTTATTCTAACCTTCAAATTGAAGCCTAATAAAAATGAAAAAAATACTTGAACTATTGTTTAACTTTAAGGAGCGGAAAACTTCACTGCTCGCGCTCTCTATCGAGGCATTCACCAACGAAACTCACCTTGAGCAAATTTTCCGCCAAGGCAGACTATACGAATACTCATACAAGGCGCGATACTCAAAGTAGATGCAAACTCCTCGTAACCAACAGGTTACGGGGCCCTCCGGCCCGTAAGTGATTGCGTGCCAACAATTTACAACTGAAGATTATGCCTTGACAAGCACAACAAAAACACCTACCTTGATTATGTATGCCAACCACTACCACAAAAACCAAAAACCAAACCGCACAAATCCAAACTTCAGAAGCAGAGGCATTCTTTGCTTCTTTGACAAATAAAGAGATTAAATTCCAGACTGCTTATTGGGGCGCACTTAAACCTCTGAATGATACAGAAAGGTTTCAACGCGCTCTTTTTGCTTATACATCTGTCCACACAAGCTGGAAGTCGAACATTGCCGCCTATTCCTTGATTAAGGATTGGTGGACTTGGATCAACCAATGGGACATTCTCGACACTAAATTGAGACAGAGCGGAGCAGGACTTTACAACAACAGGGTTCGCTTCATCAAAGACTTTACAAAAAAGTATTGGTCTGATCCATGCTCTTATCACAAAGCAGAACAGGAAAGCTGGACGCAATACCGCAATAGGATTGAGAAATCTATTCTTGGTCTTGGTATGGCAAAGAGTAGCTTCTTTATCGAAATGCTTTATCCAACGGAAGCAGAGATTACTTGCCTTGATACTCATTTGTTTCAGCTATACGGATTGGATCAAACTAAAAACGCCAAACTATATCAAGACATAGAAGCTCATTGGGTTAGAATGTGCTTTGAATATAATGTTCCCTGCTATGTTGCGCGTTGCATCTATTGGGATAGGAAGCAAGGATATACGGATTCCCGATACTGGTCTTATGTTCTTGAGGAAGGAGACTTTGCGGATAGTATTCCGCAATACTAGAAACAAACAAAAAATAAATAATATGGAAACAAACAATATGCCAGTAGCAGTTCTAATTCTAATGGGGGTTTTTCTATCTATGTTTATTAAATGGTGATGAATGAGTTAAAGCATCCTTAGCCAAGTGGTAAGGCACGGCTCTGCAAAAGCTGTATTCGTCAGTTCGATTCTGACAGGATGCTCCAATTAAAAATTAAATAAAATGAAAAAATATATTATATCAAACCATAGTGACGGCAATCTTTCTTTCGAGGTAGAAGCTGAAAATGAAAATGATGCCGCCTTTAATGCTTTGAACTCACTTGGATGGGCTGTATTGCTTCCCAAACAAGAACATCAAGACGATCCAGACCAATACCAGTTTAACTTCTAAAACATAAAGCGCTCGTAATCAATAGGTTACGGGCCCGAGGGCCCCGTAAGTCGCTGACTTACAGGGTGTTATGTTACCACTCGTTCATGTTCGACCAATCCAAAATCTCATCATAATAATTCTCATACAAAAGAGTCCTAGCCTCTTTAAGAGAACAATTTTCCAAAGCAGACAGAACAAAGTCAAAGTTTTCCTCTGCTGGTATTCTATCTGATGTCAGAAAGAGAATGGCAGTCTTTACTTTTGAATTGATTAAATGTTGTTGCAATGTTTTATTTGGATTAGACATAATAAATCTGGGGTTTTGCTTTACAGGATAACCCCCAACCCACATTCTTCAAATTAGTTTGAAAACTCTAGCTGGCTTGCCTTTGCCTTGTGGCACAGAGCCAACAACTTGGAGACTTTCTGGAGTCTCTCGTTGAAGCCTAGCGATTTCATTATTAACTACAAACTTCTTTACACCGAGCTTTTCAGCAATCTTACTGACTGTAAATTCCTCTCCATGAGGAAGCTCGATCCTATGCTTTTTAGGGCGACCTACTGCATTTTTAACGCCAACTGGCGATTGTGTTTCTACGCTCATTTTCTTTACTCCTTTACTTTTTTTTACTTTTTTTTCTTCTTGTTTTTCACTTAAAATTTCAGACACATATTCCTTTGGAATAGAAAGCTCTCCATCTTTTGAGATTGATAGAATGTTTCTTGTTTTATCGCTAACAACTTCTGTCCCAGGGGAAAAGAAATCAGAGAATGGTGAATACCCACCGGCTTCTGTCTTTTTATATCCTTGAACTTTGCAAGTTGAATCGCCTCCCCTAACAAGATACAATAGCTTGTATTGGTCTCCAAGAAATGGTATGGTAAAAGGACTACCATCTACAAGATTGTCAAGTCTAACGCTCTTACGAGAGTGCATTTGTAAATCCTCCAGTTGTCTTAAATACATACTTGTTAAGATATTCCTTGCCCTTGCTAGTAATCTCTCTGCCGCCAGATTTAATCTGCATAAGACCCTTCTTAACTAGATAAGACTCAAACTCTAGCATAATAGCTTGCCTTGTGAATCCAGTTTTTGCAGATAGGTTATTCAGAGAGCAACCCATAGGAAAATCATTTAGTGCTTTAAGAACTTGAACCTCGGAGCTTTCCAATCCCATAGGCATGATGCCCAATACATCGCAAAGAGTCTCCCAATGCTTGTGGCACATCTTGGAAACCTTACTGCCCTTCATATACTGAACGATATTGTCTTTAGCCATAAGCACAGCATTACGAGCATTACCACGACACACAGACGCTACATGATCCATGACATCATCTGGAATCTCAAGCCCTTCATCAAGATTCTCTCTAACGATTTTACCAAGGTCTTTGTATTCGTATTCGTCCATGTGCAACACGCGACACCTATCCTTGAAAGGCCCTACTAATTTTTGAGGATCGGTTGTTGCAAATACGAAACTAACCTTCTTGAAGTCAAACATAATCTCGCTATCCTCATAGCGGAAAAGGTTTGAGTTCTTTTTGTTTGGGTTAAGGATTGTAAGTAGCGCAGTCTGAACGCTTTCTGGAAGCGCATGACATTCATCAAAGAACAAAGTAAGTGTCTGATCGTTGACATACTTCAAAACAATATCCTCCACGAACTGCCTAACATTTTTCACGGTGCTGGAATTGACTGTCAATAAAGGCTTTGGGCGACCGCCCATAGCTTCCATTCGCAAGTTTCGTGCCAATGATACGGCAAACTCTGTTTTGCCCGAACCCCTTCCGCCAACCAAAAGAATAGTAGGCAGAATTTGAGTTTCGCGGAAAGAGTTAAGATAAAAGCGCAGTTGAGCTTTCAGCTTTTCTTGCCCAATCAAGTGTGAGAAGTGGTCGTTGGTTGTGTCTTGATTCATATTAGTATTAGTATTGTATTATGGTAGGTTTTTATACAATAGTCAAATTTTTTTATACAATACCTAAAGATTTAAGCACTACACTCCACGCCCTGCCTAGAGCAATAGCATTTCCAGTTTTCCTATTGAAGTTATCTTCTTCGGAGCAGATCGCTTGACCGGAAGCGTTAATCTTTTTATCTGGACTTGTAATTTGAATCTCGGTTCGTCCTCCCCTTGCTGAAACCTCTGTTGAATTTCCATCAAGCCTATTCCTCAAAAAATAATTGCGCTCATGAAGAACTCGAACCTTCCATCCGCTTTGACGGAGATTCTTGATTGATACTTTGGTTGGGATGTTTTGTGTTTGCATTTTTTTTTAATTTAAAAAGGGTTTTCGTCAAAGGTCTCAAGTTCTGCTTGTGTTGAAATGTGATCGTCGTCTTTCGGCTCTTCTTTCTTTTTATTAGCAGCCGGAGAAGGGATATCTTCTTCGTCGCCAAAGTCAACTAGTTCCATTTCTGCCTTGCCGCTTGCTACGCAATGCCCCAAGACATCGAGATTCGAACTAACTGGCTTTCCGTTCAAGCCCACAAGCTGGGCATATCTGATTGACAGAATTACCTTCGCATCTGGTTTCAATACTCTATTCAGTTCTGCCAGTTCAACTTGCATGAAGCTGACCGACCCTTTCTTCCTGCCTCTTTGCTTTTTATTCATATGTCCGAATATAATTGAATTTTAATTCCGAAGCAAGTATAAAAAATTGTTTTTATAAATCGTTGAGTACCAGGCACTTGCGGGCCCGGGGGCCCCGTAAGTCGTTGATGATGAGTAACTTACAAGGTATCGCGTTTTGCGATACCAAATAAAAATACAAAAAAAAGAAGGAGGCTTTCGCCTCCCTCTCTCTTGTTTTGCTATGAAGATTTATTATTCTTCTTCGTCCCACCGAAGTTCATCGTAGGCATCGTCATACCCATTCTTGTATGCCTCATCCAGATCATCTTCCGTGTAAAGTGCCTCGCCATTAGAGGAAACAACAGAGTGAGAAAATTCCTCTGCTTCTACCTTGCGGTCAGTATATTCGCGCAAGACCTCCATTTTGCAGACACGCATCTTTGCATTGCCGTAATCATTTGGAACCGCAATGACATCAGCAGGATTCACCTTGACAATAACGATTCGGTCAGAATCACCATTGGAACCAAAGTGAGGAAGATAATCCCATCCCGCGCAATGCAATCCATAAGAGCAAGTCTTTTCCCTATCTGGATCGACTTGATTCCGCTTCATGGAAGGTGTAGCTCCAACAGAATAATCGACAGAGTTGGAATGAATATCCTTCCAGTTGTTGCGAATCTTTTTCCATGCGAGGAAGTGACCATCCTCTGTGATTGGAATTTGATTTGCCTCAAGAAACAAATAGAGTTCTTGAACAGCAGTATAGGAAGGGTTTTGCATAAGGTTCTCAAGGAACTTTACGAGTCCAGTTGCGTCAAGACCCTCGCGCATAATATCGAGGATGCGTTCGCACATAACATTGTGGAGAGGCTTGCCGTCATAAATAACCTCGCCACCTACAACGCGAATATCTCCGTCGAAGGTTTGATTGATTTGATCCTTGATCGTTGCGAGTGCCGCCGCTTCTGCATACTTGCCGTCTTTGCAGAGTTGGAGGATTTCGGCGAACTTGGGATTGGAGTTGTCGATTACCGCAGTATCCTCGGAGAAGATAAGCGTGATTTGCTCTTTGGACACGAAGCGTCCGATGAGAGTTTGGTTAGCGTATTGGTTGGTTTGGTTGTTAGTTGGATTCATAACAGATACCACTATGGACTTTTTTTATAGCGGTGTCAAATTTTTTTTCAAGTTTTTTTCAATTGTAAGTTGCTGATACCCAGTGACTTGCGGGCCGGAGGGCCCCGTAAGTCGTTGAGTTTCAATGCTTTATATACAGAAATATACACGGAAAAGGTGAGAGGCGCGGCAACCACTCCGCGCCCCTCGTTCAACCACCACAATTTTATTTATTTTTTATTGGCATCTTTCGAGTCGATAAAGCCAATGTATTCTGCCAGAGGCGTTGCGTGTTGTTTGAAATTGTATTCATCAGAAACGGGTAAAATCAATGGATATTTTGCAATAACTTCTTTCACGGCATTAGCAAAAGATTCTATTTCTTTTGTAATAACTTTATCTCCATCAGAGAGGTCAGCACTTCCAGCAAGTCGAAGGATCGAAAGTGTTTTATTATCGAAGCACTTTGAATCATCTTGAATAATCGACTTGAGATTTTGGCAAGCCACAGAGATAATGTGCGACTTGTTAAGCACTTTCGCAAGTTCCATCATTTGATCTGGCATTCCACGGAAATTCCAGTTGCTCACTTCGCGGAATTTATTTTTGAATACATTCCAAGAGATAGCGTTCGTGCCTTTGCTGATAATCTTTTTGAAATCATTGGTCTTAACCAGATTGCAAAACTTAACCATTGGCTTGCCATCGAAGGTTGAAGCATTATTCGCGTCATATTCCGACTTTGGAAGGAACAAAGCGAACAGATTCTTTTTGTATTCAGCAGAAAGCAATTTGATAATAGGATCAACATTTGTTGCAATAGCTTCACCATATACTTTGTTGGAAAGAGTTGGGAATAGAATAAACTCGTCAGCAGTTTTAGCCTCGTTGCTGTCATAGTGACAAACCGAATCGTGAACTCCCCAAGAGCGACCAGAACGCATACGGAAAGAACCATATACAACAGAACCAGAAGCAGTCGAGGTTTTACCCTTTGTAGGAACTTTAGGCAGAGAACTTGTCAGAACAAAATCTCCAACCCATTCAGTTTCTTTAATAAATGTAGCCTTTTCAGCTTCATTGAAGATATAAAAAGCATATCCAGAGTAGTTGTCCTTCTTTTTCTGCTCAAGAAGGAATTGTTTTGCGCGACCAATGCCGCCGATCTTCAAATCATTCAAGAACAGAAATGCTCTTTTGTTGACTTCGATATTCTTTACCTTCTCATCAACAGAGATTTTCTTATTCCAAGATTGTGTCGAATACAGGGAAACTTTTGCATCTTTAACGCTTAAAGCGGAAGCAGTAAGTGATTTACCCTGCCAGTTGAGCTTGAGAGTATCCGGCAGAAAACTAAATGTCTCGCGCAATTCTTTGAGCTTGAGTTTAGCTTGCCAAGTATTGCCTTTGAAATTATCCATGTCGGCTTGCATCTTGGGAACAAAGGAGTTGACAATTTGTTCCAGCTTATTGAATAAGCGATTCAATGTAAGGTCATCTAACTGAATAGCTTCGCGGGAAGGAGTGATACTAAATTCACCAATCGGAACATGAATAGCCATGTTGCAGTCAAGCAAAGACTTGAACTTGGTGAACTTCTTATTCTCCAAAAGAGTTTCAGAAGGAAGGCGATACCCTACTCCACCCATGACAACGATGGGAGAACCATGCCCATTGAAAATGGAGAAACCCTCTGTGCCTCCGTCAAATAGAACGCTATCAGAATTAAAAACAATATCCTTCTTTACACCATCAAGAAAAACATTTGGCTTGATAGAAAAGAAGCGATAAGCCCTAGCGACTTTATTATTGAACTCATTTACATAACGATCAGGGCAAAGGAACTTTACCTCGAAACCATTGCGTTCAGATGTTTGCTCACTCTTGATTAGTCGAATGTCCGGCAAGCCATTTGATTGCAACGAAATAAAGTATTGCGACTTGGTTCCGTTGAAGCGAGAGATAGCTTGAAAGTTATTGACCAGAGAGCAAAGCGACCACTTGCCGACTCCGAACCCTCCGATAAGATCGTTGTTGCCGCGCTTGCTGGACGCGCCAATGATTGAATAAATCCGAATCATTTGATCGTGAGAGATGCCGACTCCGTGATCCACGAAGCGAACATTTGCATCCATACGCGAGGGAAGATGCAATTCCCATCCGACCTTCTGCGTTCCTGCTTCAATCAATGAATCAACGCAATTCGCGCCGACCTCACGAAGAACTGCCATCGTGGGGTCTTGATAAAGATTGGCAATCATGCGAAAGAAATGCGCGATATTCTTTTCGTCAATGCCTACCGAGATAGTCTCGAAATTTCCGTCGAAGTGAACTTTGTTGGTTTTATCTGCAATAATCATTTTAGTGGTTGTTTGGTTGGTTGGTTGAGTCTTTAATATCGTGGTTTTTTATCTTCGCGTCAAGGAATTTTATTCAAAATGTTTCGTGATGTAAGTCATTGCGTTCCAGGCGCTTGCGGGCCGGAGGGCCCCCTAAGTCATTGAAAATCAACAACTTAAATTTAATACATCAATGCATTACATCATTTTTTTTAATTCATTTAATTTACACCATACCATTTCTTTTTCTACCTACTCTTATTCTTATTCTATTGGGGTGGGGATCAGGGGGTTGTGCTTGTGACGCGCACCGCAATTAAACTAATTGAATTTGTGTAAGTGAGTGATGTATAATATACGTATAGTCTAGGCAGGGTATACGCATAGTATCGGCATGGCATGGGGACGAGAGGCGGATAACATCGGTATAGTATTCTTTTATACGTATATTATTTGGCGACTTCGCGTTCGCAAATACGCATATTATTTGGGGCCAGTTCATTCGCAAATACGCTTATTTGCAAAAATCGAGGGCCTAAATTCGCATTATTTGGAACTCAATCGTTCACAAATTAAGGCTTTTCATAAATAGACTCCATCCTCTTTTTAATATCCCTACAGAGTTCTACTATATCCCAATAATACTTTACTTCTTCTGGACTCTTATCATCTACAAAATCACAAATACCTTCTCTATCTTTAAAGCTATTATAGAATTCAGTTAACTCTTTTTTAAGATTGTATTTGTCTTCTTTATTTGTAAGCTCTGGATGAATGTTTGTCCAGTTAGAGGTTTCTGAGCCATTGTTGTTCATAAAGAGAAAAGAATGATCAGGTGGGGTCGGCTACCACCCCGCCCCACGTAGCGAGTAACCATATACAACAGCTACCACACTGCTGTACCAACCAAACTCGCCACCGCCGCAGATAAAGGCGCTGATCATCAAAATTATTTAGTATAAGTTACCTTACACTTGTAACTTCCGTATACTTGTACATACCCTGCGCCAGGGACACATTGGCGCACTGAGTATCCATTAAAGTCAACCTTTTTTACCTGTGCACCATATGGCATTTGAAGAAGAGCTGTAGCAAGCGCGTCTCCTTTATTATACCCATTACCTAGTTTGGTAGTAGTATAACTATAATCCCTAGAGAAAGCAGACCCACAATAAAACAATACAGTAGTAAGAATTGTAGTAGTGATAATCTTTTTCATATTATTATATTAGGTTATTTTTTTATTATTGTCAATAATGTATTCTTTAGTACATGAAGATTGCTGTTCTATTGTTAGAGGTATTTCTCCAGATGGCTTTAAAAAGACTATATGAATATGTTGCTGCTCCTTTGTTAAAAGTGGTGCCTGGATCTGTTATGTGAATAATTTTTTTAGATTCATCAAAACCATTAACTACTACGGCATGCAAATAACCTCCGGATGGTCTAATAATAACCATTACTGGATAACCCATTTTCAGGGAGGCTTTGATATGGTCAAAGCCGCGATTGAAATCTGAATCATTGTTAAGATAATGAGAGCTTCGCCAAGATTTAATTCCAAGATAATTTAGTGCAGACATGATATCTTGAGACGAGGTACTTGTCCAGTATTTAAATGGAGTATTTGGACCATAGTATGGCAACTTCATTGTTGCCAATTTGATTTGACGCGGCGGATAATTCCATCCGAATTTATTCAGCATCATTGATGCGCAGGTAGGCAAGCACAGCATTGATTCTTGCCTCTGATGATTAATATTAATAATTACCCGATCGTTCGGGTTGGGCAACAGGATCGGAGGCTTGACTTGCGACGCTCCGCCCGGCACGATTACAGTCGGCATTACGCTGCCTGCAAACTGAGCGCTCAGGCTAGATCCGAAAAGCGATACTGCTGCAATCGCTGTAACTACAATATTTTTTGCAATTTTATTATGGTATTTCATTTTGGTATATTGGTTATTGTTGGTTATTATTGTTTTTGTTTATCTGACTTCAGATAAGATTATGCAAAATCTTTTATTATATTGCAAGGTATTTTTTGATTTTTTATTCTACTTCTTTCCAGATATTCTGCCCACTCATGTCATCATACTTGATTGACTCCCTCATTGCGATCTGGTAGATATAGTACGACCATTCAGTTGGAATCCTGGATGCTATGTCCCCAATGTAATAGAAAAAATAAGCCAACACCCTATACATATAGACAAGAAGAATAGATGACATATTAATTTTAATTTAATTATTTTTTATTACACATTATTTGGCAGTTTTGCTTTCGCAAATACGAGATGGAGCCGACACTCGGGTTCGAACCGAGGACCGACGGTTTACAAAACCGTTGCTCTACCACTGAGCTATGCCGGCCCATAATATTATTTGGCGCTTTTTGATTCGCAAATCAAGTGGAAAGTATATTTAATTAATTTTAATTTAAAAAATACAATTTTAATTCAATTTAATTAATTTTTATTATGTTTTTATAGAGTTTGCGGGCTCAGGCCGTATCGGCCCTAGTGAAAAAGTTCATTTTCCGCGCCAGGTTTTTAATTTTAATTCATTTTTATTCGTATTTATTGGGCTATGACAGCCCGCCCACATTACTTTATCACGTTTTTACTATAGTAGAAAGAAGAAAATAGATAGGATTAGATAATATTTATTTTGTATAAAATTATTTTTTGCTTGACTTTATTTAAAATTATATAAATCGAAATATTATTAATCATTTTTTATTATTCACACCAATACATTATTCTATATCCTTTATTTCCTTTATTCCTTATTATCCCTTATAGTATTTTCTTCTTTATTTTAGTGTTGTTTATAGATGTTATTTCCTATTATTTATTATCTATTCATTTTTTGTTGTTTTCCCTACGTACAGGGGGGTATATTTTATCTATTCAAAAGGTCATTAAAAATTAATTAAAAAGCCATTAGAATATAGGGTAAAAAGAAGGTGCTTGAATTGTGCAATTAAGGTGCGTCAAAATGTAAAAAATTTTTAAAAAACTTAAAGCCGCGCTGGATTTTTTTTATTTATACAAATAGATCCTTTAATATATATAGAAATGAGGCTTTATATATATAAAAGAAAAAGAAAAAATATATAGAAATATATAAAAGACTGGTTATTTTTCTTTGTAAGTGTGTATATAGTTAAATAATATGGTTGTTTTAATTAAATCGCTACAGCTTGGTGGAGACTTAGGTCCAAACTTTATATTAACAGCAAATGTAGGTTCCGTGTCTCCATCTTCTATAACACGAACACAACTTCTAAATGGAGTAAATGTTACGGTTGATGATTTAGCAACAAGAATTACTGTTACACCCACCGGAACTTGTTCTAATTCCACAGAAGTTACTATCGTAAGTAATTGTGGTGGCAACGAAACGCCAACTCCGACGCCAACATTTACTCCGACGCCAACTGCGACGCCAACTGCGACGCCAACTGCGACGCCAACTGCGACGCCAACTGCGACGCCAACTGCGACGCCAACTGCGACGCCAACTGCGACGCCAACTCCTACGGAAACCGAAACCGAAACCGAAACCGAAACCGAGACTGAAAATCCAACTGGAACCGAAAATCCAACGGAAACCGAAAATCCAACGGAAACCGAAAATCCAACTGGAACCGAAAATCCAACGGAAACCGAAAATCCAACAGAAACTACACCACCTTGCAGCTCTTGCAATATAGTAATAATAGTTGAAACATATCAAGTTCCAGATGCTCTAACTGTTAGCATTGGTGGACAACAAGTATTAGATACAGGTTTTATATCAACCAACGGAAATCCATTAGTTCTTAATTTTAATGATGTTAACGTATGCGATAGTCCTGTATCAACTTGTATTGATGCTCCAACTCTAGGAACTCTGTGGACTCTAGATATAATTAGTAATTGTGGATATAATGTATCTACTCAGGGCGGGCAATTGGCAGCACCTTTATGCTTTACTTCTACGCCAAGTCCTTCGGCTACACCTACGCCTACACCTACGCCTACGCCTACTTTTACACCTTCTACCACACCTACGCCGCCAGGATCATCTTGTACGCCTTGTACAGTCTCGAATTATTTGAATGACTGTCCTGATGGATATGCGTGCGCAAACAACTGTTGTGTTGTAAAATGTAATGCGCCAGCTGGAGGGGGTCTTTTAGCTGGGTTCGTAAATGAAGTTGCTTCTTGTCCAGCGGGTTCTGCCTGTCAAGATCTTGGATATAGTGTTTGGGGATGTGTTCCAGATGTACAATGCTATCCTGACGTAAATTCCTGTGATCAGATCTGTCCAGCAGGTTGCGAAGGAACGCTAAATAGCGACGGAAGTACTTGTTGGTACTGCGATTATCCAGAGGCAGCAGCCCCAGTTGGTTTAAACAAAGAAATGGTTTTTATCGGGTAAAATAGAAATATTGTATTTATTACATAAAATAAATACATGTTTGTATATAGTGAAAAAGAATTAGAGAAAATAATTTATGCGCTTACGCTGCAAGATCGTCATAAAAAAAGACACAAGTGGCTATTAAAAGGTTTTGAAAAAATTAATTCAAGACCTAATTCTCTATTAAATTACTGGAAGAATAGACTTAGCAAGAATAATGCTAAAGATATTCAGATGTATAATGAGGTTTTAACTCGCTATAATAAATACAAAAAAGCTTCACCTGGAGAAACATTAACGCCAGAAATAGAGTTAGAAAGACTAATTTCGCATAAAAAGATTGTTGACGAATGGGTAGAATTTGGAGAACGAATAGCTACCGAAAAAGAAATTGATTTTAGGAAAAAAATATGCCAAGGTTGCAAGTATTGGGACTCTCAAGCTTTAAAAGGAAATGGAAAATGTAAAAAATGCGGATGCCCAACGTTAGCTAAAATTAGATTGGCTAACGAGTCATGCCCAGAAGGATACTGGAAATCAATAAAAGATGGAATGTTAATAGTAATTCCAGTTTCAAGACATGATTCAAAACTAATAGAAGATTTTTGCGATATTGTAAGTTTGTTTTCTCCATATAAAAAACATAATTTATTAGTAGTATCAAGACCGTCTGATAAAGGATATGCTGATATCGTCTTTGAAAGATTAAACAGTTGCTTTAAAGAATCTTCGATTCATATTTTTGCTGATGAAGGTCCGCATGGGTGGCCGCATGGGCCTAATTTTTATTGGTATCAGACGATTGTCTATTTGAAAAGCATCAATAATCCCTTGCCTTGGTTTTGGATGGAACTTGACGTAACTCCAATACAAGAAGGCTGGATTGATTCTTTAGAAGAAGAATATAAAAACCTTGGAAAGCCCTGTTTGGGAGTGATACAGAGGGCTGACAATATCTTAACTCATTTAGCTGGCACAGCGATTTACCCGCCTAATATTGATTTAATTTGCGATTCGTGGAAGTCTGTGATCGAAACGGATATCGCGTTTGATATGTGGTGCAGTGCCGAATTGGTGCCTTTATGCGCAGAATCAAAATTGATACAACATAATTTTAGAACAGAAGATTATAGGTGTACAAATCTGGGAATGAAAGGAATAGATAAAAACTTTCGCCCAAATGGAGATAGATTTGATAACGTAATTCGACCTGAAACCGCAGTAGTTCACGGTTGTAATGATGGATCGCTTGCTAGATTACTTTTGAACAAAGTTAAAATAGATAAAAACGAATCAGATAATGAAGAGTTGGCAATTCTAGACAAAACAAAAATCAAAATTTATACTTACCAAGAAAATATAAATGATAAAGATCAATGTAAAATAATCGATTTGTGGAAAAAAAGCTGGGAGCGTCAAGGTTTTGAAGCTGTAGTGTTGAATAAATCTCACGCCGAAGCTCATCCTTATTATCAAGAATTCATAAAAAATTTAGAAAAACTTCATTTAAAGATAATGGAAAAACCAATTTCTAATGCTGGTTTAGATTCTTATTTGAGATGGCTTGCTTTTTCAATTCAGGAGGAAGAGCTGTTTTATGTTAGTGATTATGATTTAATTAATAATAAATTTAAAAAAGCACTACCCATCGATAAGCTTCATTTTATGGACGCTGATTGTCCTCGTCTTGCTAGTGGTACACCAAAGCAATTTAAAGATTTGTGTTATGCTTTTATTAAGGTAACTCAGCAACGAGCAGAAGCGTTAAGCGGAAATGTAAAACCACATTACCATGATCAACAATTTTTAACATACAATTTCATGCCAAACCTGTCTCCGGCATCGGATAGATTTATAGAGCAATATAATGTTAAAATGACGAGAGATAAAACAAGAATTGCAGATAAATTTAATGAAAATATAAAAGTTTTTGAATTAATCCATTTTAGCTATTCTTTTTGTAAAAAATATAATCCCAATATGTCAAAAATCGAAATAGTTAAACGTATTTGCCAAGAAAAATTAGATTTATGAATAAAATTCCTGTATTTCTTCATATTCCTAAAAATGCAGGGACTTACGTTTTAAGCTGGACGATGAAGCTGTTTCGTTATTATGCAATTAGTAATAGTTGGAACAATAAAAAAAACTGGAATTTAGCCTTGCGTAGAATTTTATTGCAAAACGAGGATAAACAACAAATAGCCACAGTATTTGCTTACGATCCAGAAGGAATAACAAACAGCAACGAGAATTTTAGACAACATGAAACAGATAAATATTGTAATTATGTTAACGTAAAGTCGTTTTTAACTGAATTAAAAAACAAAAAAATTCAAATTTTTTCTTTAATCGTAGAAGGTCGTGGTGTATATTTATTAAAAGAAAATTTTTGGGAAGACATGTTGCAATCGATAGGTGGTACGCCTGTCTTTTATACCGTTTTTAGAAATATTTACGATAGAACTGAATCTTTATATAACTATATAAACAGTGACAATTCTAAACACGAACAAACACACAACTCTATTAAATCAAATACTTTTGAGGAGTATATAAAGAGTTATCAATTGGAAGATAGTTGGCTGATAAGAGCGTTAACAAAAACCTCAGACTATGAGAGTATTGATGAATTTAAATTTGATGAGGCGTGTCAAGTGTTAGATAAATTTCAAATATCCGATATCACCAACGTAGATAATTTGTTTAACAAAATATTTAATGAATGTTACGGCATTGATCAGAGCATTGTTCCAAGTAAAGATACTGATATTAATAAAAATTCTACTGTTAAAGAAAGATTTGATTACAATAAATTAAATGAAGAAACAAAAACGACTTTTTTAAGAAGAACTGAACTTGATAGAAGACTTTATAAAAAGTATATTTTTAATATATAAAGCAAATAATTCTATGACACAAGAAGAGCATGAACAATATATACAAGACTGTATAAAAAGTGAAATGGAAACCTTTTGTCCAGAGGAGTTTGAACGTGTATATGGAGAAAAATCAAAGTATGTTAAAACAAGAATGAAAATATACACTTATTACGAAAATATAAATTTTAAAAACCAAGATGAATTGATTAAACTATGGAAGGAAAGTTGGGAAGTAAATGGGTTTGATGCAATTGTGCTATCTTTAGAAGATTCTAAAAAAAATCCATATTATGATGAATTCGTAAATAAAATTAAACAAATACATTTAGATATAACAGGTAATGATATAAAACGCTATGGATTATCATGTTACCTAAGATGGCTTGCTTATTCAAATCAATCAGGCGTCGAACCCTTTCTCGTATCTGATTACGACGTTATAAATAGAAATTTTAGCATCGTTCAAATAAATGAACCATATAACGAGTTATCTTTTATGGATCGTTATTGTCCGTGTCTTGCATACGGAACGTCAGAAAATTTTTTATCGTTTTGTAAAGACATAATTTCATATACCATTTCAAACAAAGAAATTATTAAAGACGCATACCAAGCAGAAAAATTTACTAATTATCACGATCAAGAATTTTTAGTATTAAACCACGAACAATTAAATTATAATATTTGTCCAGCAAGAAAATACGTTAGATTATATGAACGAGGAAACCCTGAAATGAAAGATTGTAGTTTATTTCATTTTGCTCACAGGTCTGTAAAAGAATCTAAAGACAACTTTCCTGAATTAAAGGAGATGTCAAGTGATGATTTGAGAATATTATTAATTAAAGAAGTAATAAAAAATATTATGATAGTATAAAACATGAAAAAGAAAATTTTATTTTACGGAAATTGTCAGCTCGGTCCAATTGCATTATATTTCAGAAAACATTTTTCAGATAAATATGAAATAAGTAATTGTGAAAATATAGGGCTAGTGCCTTTTTGGAAAAAAGAAAGTGGAGTTTATTCGGTATGGTCACCATTAAATAAAGAAAAACAAAACGCTCTTTGCGCCGCTATACATTCAGACATAGAAAAAAGTGATGTTTTTATATTTCAAGATCACTCTAATCTAGACGTTAAAGAATTAAACACGAAATATTTACACGATAATGTCTCAAAAAATATAAAAATTTGTGTTCCAAATTCTAGGCTTCTTTGTTATAGAAACGATACAACTACAATACAACGTTTAATAAGCTATATAAAATCCGAAAGAAACATACAAAACAAAACTGAAATTATTTCATATTTAAAAATTTCTAATGATCCTAGATTTATTGATTTTATTAATGAGGTATGTCCAGAAAGTTCTCGGTCACATAAACATCCATACGTGAACGAAAATGAAAGAAAAGAATTAGAGAACTCTAAAACATACGAAAACTGTATAACTATAAACGATTTCTTAAAAAAAGAATGGAAAAATAAACTCTTATTTATTTCTCATAACCATCCTTCTATTTTTTATTTTGAAGAATTAATAAAAAGATTGTTATTCGCTTTAAACGAGCCATTTGACATAGAAACTATGGAAAATTTTGAATATCCTATGGGGGGATATAATGTGAACGAACTGAATTACTTCAAAGAATATTACAAAAATATAGAAATACCTAAAGACGTAATCTGGTATCAGAATTTGACGGAAAAAGATATTTCAGACAAAATAGAAACTTTTGTATAATAAAAAAAATTTATGAAAAAAATATTAGTAACAGGAGCGGGAGGTTTTATAGCTGGATATCTAGTAAGAGATCTTTTATCTAAAGGATACGAAGTAGTTGCTGCAGACATAAAACCAATAGAACAATGGTATCAAGTTTTTAATAAGGCAGAGAATTACCCAGATTGTAATTTACAAGAAAAACACAATTGCTATAAAGTCGCAAAAGGCGTTGATAGAGTGTACAACTTAGCTTGTAATATGGGAGGGATGGGGTTTGTTGAGAATAATCAAGCTTTATGTATGGAAAATGTTTTGATACAAACACACATACTTATGGCAGCAAGAGATTTTGGAATTAAAGAAGTGTTATACAGTTCAACAGCATGCGTATATCCAGCAGCTTTACAATCTTCAATTAAGGATGAACAATCTCAGTCTCTTAAAGAGTCAGATGTTTTCCCTGCAAATCCGGATGATGGTTACGGTTGGGAAAAGTTGTTTAGTGAACTTCTTACTCGTTACTATGGAAAAGACTTTGGAATAGACACTAGAGTTTGTAGATACCACAATGTTTATGGTCCTCATGGAACTTGGAGAGGCGGTAGGGAAAAAGCGCCAGCTGCAATTTGCAGAAAGATTATTGAAGCTAAAATTAGTGGAAAACATGAAATTGAAATTTGGGGAGATGGTGAGCAGACTCGTTCGTTTATGTTTATAGATGATTGTCTTACTGGAATGGATTTAATGTGGGAAAAAGGAGATAACCGTCCTTTAAATTTAGGAAGTGATAGAATGGTTTCAATTAACCAATTAGTTGACATCGTTGAAAATATTGCTGGTATAAAAGTAAAAAGAAAATATAATCTTTCTGCTCCGCAAGGTGTAAGGGGAAGAAATAGTGATAACACAATGATAAAACAAGTTCTTGGATGGGCACCATCAATTTCTTTAGAAGAAGGGTTAGAAAAAACTTATGCTTGGATTTTTGATCAAATAAAAAAAATAGGAAATAAATCAGGGTATTAAAAATTGATACGTCACCATTAGAAAACGTGTAATTTGATACACGGTAGAATTACTTGAAACAAGAAAAACGATGAAAATATTATATTGTAAAGATTTATGGTGGCCATTTGGGAGTCATCTAACACACTGTATGTACAGAAAAATTTTTTGTGATATGAATAATTGCAAATTTTTATATACTAAAAATAAATTTCCTATATATTCAGATGTAGACTCAAAAATATCTCATTATTTTTCTTCAATGAGCGATGAAGGAATTTCTGAACAATTAATAAAATATATTGAAAAAGAATTTTCAAACGCTAATCACAACAATTCTTGTCTTTTAGAATTTTCAGAAGACTATAAATTAATTTCTAGTTCTTTAGTAACTTACGATTTTAATTCAGTAGACAGATCTTTTCCAAATATCTGTCATAGTGGATGGGATAAATTTTTACCGTCTGAATTTAAATCGATTAAAGAATACCAATCTTCAATTATAAAAAAGATATCTACTCCATCCGAATACGTTAAAAACTTTTTAAACAATAATTTGTTCATTAAAAAAATATCGCAATTAAACGGAAATTATATAGGAATCCATATTAGATGGACGGATAAGGTTGATGGTTGGGTTACGGAGGCAGACTTTTATGATGTAGATGTTTATTTTAAATATGCTTTAGAATTAAGAGACAAAACGAACATAAACAATATTGTAATCTGTTGTGACAACATTGATGCTTTGAATAAAATGCAAGATTATAACTTAAGTAACAATTTAAGCTTCAATATATATTATGATGAAGAAGAAGTTCTTCCTAAGAATGACTGGAGAGAATGTATCTTTCAAAAATGGGCTAATCATAGCAAAGATCTATCTAAAGAAAACTTTATAAAAGATTTTTTAAATGGCTTTAAAATATATAAAGCTCTATTTGAGTCTAAAGCTTTGATTGGAAATCTAGATAGTAATATGTGTTTAGTCCCATTTATAGCAAGAAATTGTGAATTAGACATTAATATTACCGGAAATCCAACAGGTCGTCATGGTATATCAAATGCGTATTGGTCTAAAAATATTATAAGTAAAAGATTAAAAGGAAATGAAATAAGAAAACAAGAATTTAGAAAATGATACCTTTAAATAACGTAACATTAATATCAATTAATGGGAAAGATCCAGATAATAGCGTTAAGGCTATAAATTATAGTTCAAGAAGAATAAATTTTGCAAAAAAAATACTCGTAACAACAAAAAATAAAATTAAAGAACATGAAGGCATAGAGTTAATTGAGTACGATATAAAAAATAGAGATACTTATAGTTATTTTTGTATTAAGGAATTATATAAATATATAGATACGGAGTTTTGTCTTGTAATCCAACCTGATGGATTTGTAATAAACCCATTTGCTTGGAGTGATTCTTTTTTAGATTGGGATTATATTGGCGCTCCATTAGTTCCAAGGGAAACAGAACATGCTCTACTTGCTTATGACCAATTAAAAAACGGAGAAAACCACAAAAATCTTCCTTATATGAATGGATGCGGTGGCTTCACGTTAAGAAGCAAAAAGTTTCTATTAGAATGTTCTAAATTAGAATATCCTCCTAATAAAATTTATACACATAATACTCTTGCTGAAGACTTTTTCCTTTGCATTTACAAAAAATTAGAGTTGGAACAAAAAGGAATACGATTTGCCCCTATAGATATTGCCAGTACTTTTGCTACAGCTTGGGGGTTTCTCTCTATGATTAACTATACATTTGGCTTTCATGGCGCTTACCCCAAGCCTATAAAAGACAAGTTTTTAAATCTTCTTGATAATCCAGAGAATGAAATAGATTTAGATATATACAAAAATTTAAAACATTTTATAAAATTATGAAAAACTGTATTTTTTTACATCTATACTATCAAGATCTTTGGCTGGAATTTTGGTCGTATTTAAAGGACATCAAAGATGAAAATACAGATCTTTATGTAACTGTTCATACTATGGAGACTGAGTGGTATAAAGACATTAAAAATAATTCAACAGAAGTATATATTATAGAGGAGAAGGGGGTGTCTTTTGGTGGGCTTTTATATACTTTAGATAAAATTAAAAATAAAAATTATTTAACGGTTACTAAACTTCATGGAAAAAAATCCTTACGACACACGCCACATACGTATGGAGAGCAATGGAGAAGGGGTTTATATTTACCTCTGATTGGAACAAAGAATAAATACCAAGAAATATGCTCTTTATTTGAAAAAGATGAAAAACTTTTTTTATGCGGAGCTAGAGAGTATTATAAGACTCAGGATTTAAGCCTTCCTATTAGAAAAAAAAATCATGATAATGATAATAAAATGCTAATAGAAAATTTACTATCTACCCATCATATCCCGCTCAATAAACATATCTCTGGATCGATGATGGTATTATCTAAAAAATACTTAGATTTATTATTTAAAGGCAAAGAAATGGAAGTTTTTGAATTTTTAAGCGAAAGTAGCATTCATAAAACAGGTACGCCTCTTAATGAATTTCATTTACTTGAACAAATAATTACAGCGGCCGTCGAACCTTTAGGTGGTACCATAAAACTCGTATAAATAACATAATATGTTTATTTTATAAAATTATGAAGAATTGTATTGTTTTACATTTATATTATCAAGATTACTGGCCAATGTTCTGGGAATATTTGAAAGATATTGTGAATGAAAGTGCAAATTTGTATGTTACCGTTAACAATATAGAAACCGAATTTTACGAAGATATTAAATCTAAAGCAACTGAAGTATTTGTATTAGAAAACAAAGGGATGGACTTTGGACCATTTTTATATGTTTTGGATAAAATAAAAAATAAAGATTACCTAACAGTTACGAAGCTACATGGGAAAAAGGGACACGGCGCACCCTTTCATCAAAAAAATGGATATAGACTAAATTCTTCTGAGTGGATGTTGTCTCTTTTATTACCCCTTATTAAAAATGTTCAAACTTATCAAAAACTAATAAAATTATTTGAAGAGAATTCCAATTTATATCTAGTTGGTTCTAGTGAAAGTTATAGATTGGAATCGCCTGATCACCCATACGCCAAAGAAAATTCTGAAACTTTTAAACAATTAAACGCACTTTTAGATTTACCAGAGAGCGAATTGCTAACTTTTATTGCTGGTTCTATTTTTACCGTTTCTAAAAAATATTTAGATTTATTATTAAAAAGAAAAGAATTAGAAATATATAATGAAATGAATTTTATTTATGCTAACAACGGAACACTATCTCACGGACTAGAAAGATATATTGGTAGTTATATTAACTACTATGGTGGACAAACTTTACTTTTATGAATGAAAAACATTTCAAAAAGCAAGTTTGCGCTAAAACAAAAAAAATAATAATATGCCAAGACAATTCCATAAAATAACTTCTAAAGAATATCCAAACAAACAAATTAATTTAGAAGCTATGAGCTACGAACAAGCTTTAGAAGAAGCCTTGGATAAATTGGGTTGGGTTATGCAATCAGAATGGAACGAGCCTTATAATAGTATGTTCCAAGATGTTTCTCCTGCAACGTGTTCTGAAATCTATCGAGATGAGCACATGATGTCCCTTTGGAATAAAAAATAAAATATATATTTAGCTATTATGGTAATGGTGTAATATATTATATATATGAGTATTTCAAACAAAGAAATAAATAGTAAAGAAATAGTAAACACTATAGATAAAATAAAAAATAATAATGATTATTCGCCTGTAGGTTTAGAAAAACTAATTCCTCAATTGGGCCTTAATAATGAAGCTCTTAATGAGCAGCCGATAGAAATGGCAGATTTTTTTGGCAAAGGGTTAAAGATCTGGCAGTACCCTAATCAGTTATCAAAATTTGGTTCCTATATATATAATTTATCAATAGAAAGTTACTTGGAAATCGGTTGTAGATGGGGAGGAACATTCATATTTAATAATGAAATATTAAGAAAAAAAAATCCTAATTTAAAATCTTACGCATGTGACCTTATTGATAAATCAGAATTACTTCAAATTTATTCAGATGTTCATAATTTCGAATATATACAAGGATCATCACAGGATTTGGCAATAAAGAGATACTTCGGAATAATCAATCCTAATATGGTTTTTATAGATGGAGATCATGGATATGAAGCAGTTAAGAGCGACTTTAGTATATTTGAAAATATGCTACTTACTAAGTATATAGTACTACATGATATTTCAAATGATATTTGTCCGGGCGTAGTTAATTTCTGGAAAGAGATAAAAAATAATCCTAAGTTTGATTATCTTGAATTTATAGATCAATATGATTCAGTACACGGTACGTATTTAGGAATTGGTCTTTTAATTAGAAAATGATATTAAACTAATGAAAGTAAATATAATAGGATGCGGACTTTCTGGAATAACAGCTGCCGTGCTATTGAAAGATAAAGGGCATGATGTCGAAATTTTTGAAACAAGAAGCCATATTGGTGGAAATTGTTACGACGAAAAACAAGATGGCATAACTGTCCATAAATATGGGTCTCATATATTCCACACAAATGACGAAGACGTTTGGGAATTTCTCAATAGATATACGTCTTTTAATAACTATGAACACAAAGTAAGAGCTAATACCAACATTGGTTTAATTTCTATTCCATACAATTATAAAACTAGAGAACAGATAGGTAGAGATCTTTCGCCAGAAGAAATTAAAGAATTAATATTTAGAAAATATTCAGAAAGACATTGGGGCATTAAATGGGAAGATTTACCTGCTTCTATATCTGGAAGAGTGCCGACGAAAAGAGACAACTGGGATGAAAGATATTTTACTGATAAATATCAAGGGATACCTGCCAATGGCTATACTGAGATGTTTAAAAATATGCTAGATGGCATAAAAGTTAATGTTGGCGTTAGTAAGGAAGAATATAAAAAAATAAAATGCGACAAAATGATTTATACCGGAAAGCCTGATGAATTTTACAGCTTCCAGTTCGGAAAGTTACCTTATAGGTCTTTACGCTTTGAGCATTACAAAGTTAAGAAAGACGAAAACTTTTCTTGGGAAAAAGGATCCGTTATAAATGAATGCAACGAATTGCTATTTAATAGAACAATGGATAACTCGGTATATTTGAATGAAAATTTACCTTATACTATACTAACAAGAGATTATCCAGAAGAACATGATAATACCAATGATCCAATATATCCAAAAGATTTTGGTGAAGGCATGTCTATTTATTCAAATTATAAAAAATTAATACAAGCGGAAAGCGATGTTTTGTTTTTAGGAAGACTTGCTAGTTATAAATATTTAGACATGTGGATGGCTGTAAAGCAAGTAATGGTTAAAATAAATAGTTTAGATTAAAACGTGGCCCCGGAGGGATTTGAACCCCCAACCAATCGGTTATGAGCCGACTGCTCTGACCATTGAGCTACAAGGCCGAAATTGGTGCAAGGTGTGGGAATCGAACCCACGCTCGGCCCACATCTAGGGCACACAGATTATAAGTCTGTCGGTACTTCCAGTTATACTAACCTTGCTTTTAAATTGGTACCCCCACCCGGACTCGAACCGGGAAGCCCGAAGGCATTCGATTTTAAGTCGAAAATGTTTACCAAGTTTCATCATGAGGGCTTATTTTACTTCTGACTTAAATTATACTACCAAATATTTACTAATTTGTCAACCAAATTGGATAGAAAAAGTGTATCTATCCTTAAGATTTTATATGAAAAAAATTTGTTCGAATTGTTATAAGGAAAAAGAAATAGATGATTTTTATCAAAAAAAAGACAGAAAAAATGGTTCATCTCAATGTAAAAAATGTTTTAATTTGTATTGTTGCGAAAGATGGGCTAAAACTAAGAAAAAAGCAATAGAATATAAAGGCTCTAAATGTAAAGATTGTGATTTAACTTACCCTGATAGTGATTCATGTATTTTTGATTTTCACCATGTAGATCCAGCTATAAAAGAATCGAATTGGAAAAAACTAAGAATAAAAGCTTGGAATAAAATTATTAATGAATTAGATAAGTGTGATCTACTTTGTTCTAATTGTCATCGGTTAAGACATAAAAAAATGTCTCAAGCAGGAATCGAACCTGCATTAGATCTTTAGAAGAGATCTGTCCTATCCGTTGAACGATTGAGACTTAAATCGCGTTTAAGAAAGTCTATGCCTTTTTTGATTCCTTTTCAAGGAAAAAACCAGCGGCGTACAGTGCGTGTTCAAGGGCTTGAATATAGTCCTTTGCTTCGATAGTTGTAGAGGAGCCGACTTGCGCCTTTGTATTATTGATATAGGTGAGACTCCATTGCTTAATGGGAGTAGAGCTTAGGCGGCGAGATGCTTTCGCGATAAGCTGCGCGTCCGCTTTTTTGCGGAGTTGTTTGACTTGGTATTGGCTTTTGGTTGGCATAAAACCATAATGCCAAAATTTTATTCGCCTGTCAAGCTTAACTCGACTGGCTCAAAAAAAGAATATATATTCATTTAAATTAAATAATTTAAATATTTTTAAGGCTAGAAAAAAAATCAGATATTTCTTTGAATCTGGTCTCAATCTCTTCTATTGAGATTTCAAGTACCTCATAAGAAGGTTTATTATCTTCTACTAAATTAGAAAATAACTCGTTTAGATATTCTTGATGATTAGTAGAAATTGCTGAAAATTGACTTTCTGTAGTATTGTCGTTTATTTTTAATATTTTATATAAATAATTTTGACTAGGAAAATGACTAATCACTCCAAGAT